TTCTCCATAAAGTCGTCCCATTTCATACCGAGAGGATTACCGTCAACATCCACACAGTTGCCATCATCATCACAATAAACAGCAGGCTCTGTTGGCTTGCCATAAAATGGGATAGATTCCTTTGGAACAATTTGAATTTCTTTGTTAGGATCATAATTGAAATCGTGAGTCCCATCGCAAGCTACGATGTCTCCATCCGGCATTATGTAAACCGGCTTGAAGAATTTCTTGTTTGGATTATTTGATGTGTCAAAAGAGACTCCCACAATCTCATACTTGTCCCATATTGGATTTCCTACACTCGTATTCTTTGTTAGCGATTTTTTCCTGCTCATGTAATTCAAGTCCTTTCAACCAATAAGATGGACATTCATAAATTTTTTCAAGTGCGTTTACATCATAAAAGTGCTCTCGATCTCTTTTGTTGTAATCGTAATATCCAATAAACGACAGACCATAATTGCTTATTACAATGTTGTCTTTTAAAGGAATCGGACGCTCATCCATGACCTTGACCAAACCGAGAAAGTCTCCGCAAGATTCGGCGCAACTATCTCTTGTTTGCTTTCTATAAGCGCATACTTCTTTATGTAGACATTTACTGCAAATAGCCATTTTTCTCACCTCTTTCTAAAACATACATTTTAATCGTCAAAAATTTCTTCTCGCAGAACCGGTTCGTCGTGGCTCTCTACACGACTGCCGCATTCTGGACATTGTGTTTGATAAAATAAAATCACATCCAATGACTTCGCACTCAAAACACCTTCCGAATCAGACCAAAATTCACAACCACAACCACATTTAAAATGATATGCAAGTTCTTTTTGGGTCTTTTTATGTTGAATGATTTTAATCGCCATTATTCTTCTCCTTCGCCCAGACTCTTCAAGATTTTTTGAATCCTATAATACCTACCGAATGGTGTCTCAAAAATAGCTCTTAGCCACTCAAAAAATGTTGGTTTACCGAATACCTCATTGTAATCTGCAATATCGATTTGTTTAGCGGTTTCTCCACATTCAGGGCAAGTGTATCGCAACTCGAAATTAGCAGCTGTGGTATAATAGTCTTTGTAGATTGAATCAAATGTGTCGTCGGCATAAAAATCACAATGACAATAAGGACATTTAAACTCGATAGCAAATTTCTGAGGTTCTGGCTCATGGCCGTGCTTGACAATCTTAACAGCCATCTGGCACCTCCACGGTAAAAATAGTTTTAGTTGCTTCTTTCCAAGAAATAAACTCAGATCCAGCAACTTCCGCTCTACACCTATAGCACGCAATCACATTATTCTCAGGAATGTCCAAATCAGGATTTTCAAAAGAAGCCACTCGAATTTTAGTTGTACAACCACAGTTTTTGCAATGGAATACGATTACTGGATTTTTCAAACTATCAGTTTTATACATATCTGCACCTCAATCCACAAAAATCTTTTCTCTTGGAACTGCTGGAAAACAAGAAACGACTTGTTCTCCGCATTCTGGACATTTTGCTAGTTTTACGCCTGGCGCATATTCTCGTATAACGGAATAACTCGGAAATTTAATATCTTTGTCATCAGCCCAAAATATACATCCACATTTGCACGAAAACTTTGCAGCGTATCTCTTTTTCTTTGGAGCCCCTTTGTGTTGGATAATCATAATCATATCGTCTTACCTCAATCTGTAAACACAAACGATGTATTAAAGAAGTTCGACCCAATAATCATATTTTCCTCAGATAAAGCAACTTTGATAACTTCATCGTCTGTATGTGTCTCGTCATATTCTACTGTGTCGCAAACCTTATACATTTTGCCGTCTTTGTCCTGAAGTAGCATTCCCTCACCAAGTTTTAATGGAGTTGTTTTCTTTTCTTCTCGAATATGTGCTTTCATATATTTATTCCTCCCGCCCGCCCATAAAATTTACCTTTTACTTAATACCGTACTTTGCTTTAACCTTCTTCAGAGTCTCACTCTTATTGTGATAATCATCGCGAGCTGCCTGATAAGCGGTCATCTTCTCTGCAAGAACACGCTTTGCTTCGGCCTCTGCAACGTCAGCCTCTGCCAGCTCCTTGTTTAAAACAAAGCCGCTCGTCTTGATACCATCAATAAAACCATCCATGCGATCCTTTTTGACACTTTTCTCGCCCATTGCACCAGTATCAGTGTTGAACATCTTTACAATAGAATCCTCTACACCGGCGATATTGTAAACGTAAAAATACTTAGCCATAATTTAGTCCTCCTCAACCTTTTCAAATTTAAAAATAGTGTTTTCGGTCTGAACAATAACATTCTTCTTGTCATCCGAGATGTAATAATCGGTAACATGAGACGTATGCATTGCGCCCGGATAGTCATGCCCTTCATTGTCTTTGATGTACCGGAAACCAGCAGACTCATCGACCTTCAGACGCACAATTTTCATAGTCATGCCAATCCAAGTAGGATACCAGCCATCGTTTCGAGTGCGACCGGTTACCAGTGAGATTGCGTTCACCAGCTTGTACTGATTCTTCATAATCTCATCATCAATCGGATTCTTATGCGTTAGCGCAGCATTCGGCATCTTCTCAATTGTGCGAGTCAAAAGAAGCATGAAGTGCATAAACGCATCATGGCTTTCTTCTCCGACATCGATTTCTGCGTACTTGCCCATCCGATACAGAAGCTCTGACGTATCAATCGTCTTTCCCATAACTTCCTCCATTACTTCACTCCCGTACTTCCAAACCCTCCGACTCCACGCTCCGTCTCATCCAGTTCCTCAACCACATTAAACTGCGCCTGATAATACGGAACGAACATAAACTGGGCAATACGGTCACCATGAACAATCTCTTGCGGCATATCAGAGTGGTTATGAAGTGGAACCATAGCCTCTCCCCGGTAGTCTTGATCAATAACGCCAACGCAATTTGCCGGTGCCAACCCCCTCTTAGTAGCCAGACCGCTGCGTGCATAACCAAGAATTGCCCAACCTTCAGCCGGAGCAAAACGCAAGCCAGTGCCAATCATACGAGTCTCGTGCGGACGCATATAGATGATGGGATTGCCGTGCTCATCAAACAGATCGGCTTGATTTGCAGGAATATAAGCATATACATCAGCACACGCAGCGCACTTAGAACCATAGGTCGGCAGATGTGCATCATCATAGATCTTGTTGATTTTCACTTGCGGATGATATGCTTTATGAATGCCACCATCTTTAATATGAATATCCGTATTTCCTAAATCCATAATTTTATTCTCCTTTTAACATTTTATCCAGCATTTCATCGTCAAGACCATAATTACCAGTATATTTCAACCCGCAACTCTCATAAATTTCATCTATAAGTTCTCCATAATGAAAAGCCTTTGCTGTTTCTAAAGCTGTTTTTTCAGGATTATCAAATGTTGATTTAATACTATCTTCATACATTTTAACAAGCATTTTATCGTAATCCCTTAATTCTGTACGACGTGGTGACTCATTAGGATCAACAGTGATATATTGACCAATAAGTCTATCATCGTTATCATCATCAAAGTCATATGGGCGATTCAAATATTCCGGAGTAATATCGGCCTTTTCAATATGATCAATCGTCAAATGCCAATAAAATGACTCCGCCCATTTTCTTTTCACATCTGCTTTACTTGTGGCAACCATTCGATAAATGTATGGACTTGGGCCATTCACTTTACTGTGTGCCCAAATACAATAAACGTATTCTTTTTTAGATGACATATTATTTATTCTCCTTTTCAATATTCAATTTGATTGTTTCAACACGGATTCGCGGATTATCGTACTCGACATTTGGATAATATTCCGCTTCATCTTTGATATAAGACTCCAAATCGTTAGCCAGAACGAATTCGGTTAACCCATAATGTTTGATAAATTCGTCCAGAGTTTCACCATCTAGCAAATGTTCATTGATATCAAGTTCGATTGTTATTTTCGCCTCATACTTCATTTTTGCCATAACACAACTTCTCCTTTCTCAAGACTTTTCTTTACATCAATAACTCTCTGATTTCGGCTTCCAGCCCACGGCAATGAAATATCGCGCTCGGCTTCGACATATGGACCATCCACAAGCATATCTATATAATGCAAGTGATCCCAGTCTTTGATTTGATCCCACTCGTATCCAGTCCACGTCCAGATGTCTTTAGTGTATCCAAACTCTTTGCGAACTCGCTCACAGATGTAGCCAACAATCAATCGGTTCTGAATGAAAAGTGGATCTCCCCCGCTGAACGTCAAACCGCGAATATAATCAGGCCGAAGCAGATCAAGCAGTTCTTGCATTGTATCTTCAACAAACGGATTGCCGGCAGCTGCATCCCATGTGGTAGGATTCTGACAACCGGGGCAATGATGATTGCATCCAGAAACAAAAATAGTCACACGCATACCTTCGCCATTGGCTATATCACAAGGGATGATTTTCATGTAATTCATTTTCCCACCTCGATTAAAAGACCGCAGAACGGGCAACGATTATAGCCAAGGCTTTCGGGCGACTCTTGCCCTTTAATTCCGCCACCACAATAATCACACACCCATGCCGAGCTCTCACAATTATCTACGAACTCAAATACAGTTGTTGGCTGGCGATCTACTTGAAAATCAATAACTCGTTCAACATCTTTTAGAGTTTTGATATGTCCAAGATTTCCTTCCAGCAAAAGACAATCCTTTAATCCATCAGCATTAACTAGTTTCATATAGTTCATTTAAAACATCACCGTCCATAGACTCGCACAAGCGATAATAAAAACATTCAGTGCGACACAGCCATACATTCCATTCTTTTTGTCGCCTCGGAAAACATATGTAGAAGTATTATACAGAATCTGTTCAGAGCGAATCACAGCTGCTGTGAAAATCAAAATAATATAAGCTTTGGTCATAAACCAAACAATATCAGCTAACATTTACATCACTTCCTTTAATGATAATATTCACTCCAATCTATTGCTTGTCCGCATGTGCCACAACGTTTGTTTGGCATTTTCACAGCATTGTATATATCGTAATAATTCCCACACCTTGGACAATACAGATTCTCAATCCAATCATTTACAGGACCAAGGTGTTCTGGCTTCATAGGGATTTCTTTTTCAAGTGCTTCCATTCCCATACGACAAGCATCGTTAACAGGGTCAATAGATTCGTAATGTTCACGATGTTCTGGGTCAAGGATTTCAATTGCGCGTTCAATTGTCATACCACCGTGCTCCTTTCATGCTACTTTTATTTCAACTGTGCAAATCGTATCATTGTGCCAGCCACCGTGTGGGACCAAAAGAATACGAGTGATTTCAAACCCATACTTACGCCCTATGCCACCGGAGTTCCAACCGAATGTAATGACCTTTCCGCCGGGTTTTACAATTCTGGATATTTCCTTCTTCTGATTTCCCCAGAATGATGCCCGTGTTGTTTCGCTCGTCACATTCATGCCGACTCCCTGATAACACTCTGTCACCTGACGCGGAGAATATGGCGGGTCATATAACACACCATCAACTGATTCATTTTGAAATGTTTTCAAGAAATCGAGTGCATCCATGTGATAGTCCGTATCAAAATCTGGATTCAAGTCATTTGTAATAGCTGCCAACTTATTCTGATTCGCAAACGGGTCAATCCATGTCCCGTTAGTTAGTTCTGACTGAATCAATTCTTTAATAGGCTTGATATCAAATGTATTCTTGCTGGGCATCGCCCACTGTCTTTGAATATCTATGTATATCACCATCCCTGCTTTACAGAACCAAGTATACGATGCCAGCAATCAATACCCATGTGGTAATCGTTGCAAGTGTGATAGCCCAAAAAGATTGTTGCAGCGTTAGCTTTTTATTTTTCATATTGACACCCTATTACTTCCCCTTAATGGTTCCTCTGATAACGCTTTGAATAAGAACTGCTGCAAGCCAAATACCAGTTGCTACCTTGAGCGAGAATGGTTTGTCAAGCAGAGCGAAAATGCACCACAGGGTACCAGCAGTAAACGCCCAAGAAATAAAATATTGAACGATAAGGAATAACAGCACTCCTAGAAATTTTTGCCACACCTTCATTTTAAAACCTCCTGACTGTTCGAAATATTGATTGGATTTCCCCACCCGCCAGTTGGATGAATCTCAGGCGCTGGGTATTTTGATTCATCAATAAAGCACGCATCTGACCATGTTTTACCGTCATCGAAGCTGATTTTATTAGTTGTGAATTTAGTCACTTGCAACTTTGACCTCCTCATGCGAAATGGATTTATTGGCCCACATCACACATTCTTCAAGTGCGTTCAGTGCTAATGCTTTCTCACGGCTTGGTTTGCAGTTTGTATCAATACATTTCTCAAGCCAAGCGGCATCGTGAACAATACCATTGATACGTTCTTGTTGTTCTTGTGTAATCGGTCCTGATTCAAAACAACTCATAAATGATACCCCCTCAATCTTCCTGTGCATGTACATGAGCAATTTCTACTTTTTGATCGCTTAAAAATATTGAAGCTTTACCATTTAAGATATCGACTCCTGTATTCACATGATCGCCATCTTCGTTCTCCCATGGTTCAGCCTTAATATAAAGTCTGTCACAAAACCAGAAAGGGTCTCCAAAGTTCAATGACGCGAACATTACGATATCTCTTAAACTTTTACGAACTTCCATAATACAAATCCTACCCACCCACCCTTCGCTTTACGCGAACTATTTATTTATGTACTACCCGGTTGTGCTTAACACGCAACTCAACTTCTTGTTGTTTGCCAAGGTTGAAAGCTGTTGTATAGTTCCCGGTAATATAACCTGTCACACGACGCAGTCTCTCAATATTACGACTACCACACTGTGGACAAGTATCATTTATCTCGTCGCAGTACCCACAATCAACACAGGTATCGTTCGGAACATTCACTGCAAAATATGGAACATCGTGATCCATTGCATAATTTACAACAGTCTCAAGTGCATTGATATTGTGTTTTACAGTCGCGTCAAATTCTGTATACAAGATACAGCCTGCACTAGAATACGAATCCAGCTGAGACTCGACATCGATTTTTTCAAACGGTGTCACCTCTTCCCACACTGGTACGTGAACGCTATTTGTAAAAAATTTCTTGTCAGACACGTTTGGAATCTCACCATACTTTTCTTTGAACTTCGTCATAGCTGTGAAACACAGATTTTCTGCGGGGGTAAAGTATACGCCGAAGTTTAACGATGTTTCGTTCTTAAATTCCTCACAACGATCCTTGTACAGCTGGCAAATCTCTTTTGCAACTTCCATACCATACGGATCAAGCTGGTTTTTACCAATCAGAATCTGAAGTGTTTCAGCCATACCAAGCATACCGATTGCCAGAGTTCCATGTTTCATAGCAGATCGGATATCGACACCGTCATACCCAGCAAGAACTCCGTTATCCCACATGAACTTTGCAGATGCAGGAGACTGAGAACAAATCCAATCAAACCGCTCAATCAAAATCTGCTTTGCTTCATGTAACTTCTGGTCGAGGATTTTCATAAATTCTGTGACTGTATCTCGGCAATCGTGATAATCCCGCACAGAAACCGCATGTTCGGCTTCCATTGCCAGTGTCGGAAGAATAATAGTCACAGGACAGATGTTACCACGACCGTCCTTCTGAGCAGCCGACAGCAGATCGTCAAATCGTAACCGACCAGTTTTAATAACTGATTGAATATTAGCCTCATATACCTCTTTGAAGTTAATATCATAGGAATTCCAAGTTCGACAACCCATTGTACTGCTGATTTCAAATGGAGCTTCGTACTCCTTGTTAATCATCAAGTCGCCCTTATAAGCGACAATATACAGCTTATTGGCAAGGTCGTTATCTTTTGACAATACATCATACAGACGTTTCTTTTCTGCAGGGTTCAGTGCGTCCAGAACTTCTTGCTTTACTTTACGGTCATACTGAACAGCCGCCTTCTGATTGCTCCAATCGCAGTTGCAGTAATTTGGATACAGCCGCTGTGCAGTCGATTTCAAAGCCAGACGATACAGGTCATAGTTTGGGTCGCCAGGTTTCTGGTTTACGCCAATCTTTTTCTGGAAAATAGCACATGGGAAAATACTCGTCCGATGATACTTTCCAGTGCCGCGAATCAGACCTTCTAGGAATTCCCTCGTGACCATTCGTCCTTCTTCTTCGGTACAAAGGCCAAAGTTGATTGAGCTGAATGGAAGCTGATTGCCACTACGAGATTGTAGACTGTTCAAATTGTGGAGCAGACCCTCAGTTGCCTGCTTACATTCACGACGAGTCATCTCCATTGCGTAATCCCAAGCATCAGGATGTTGTGCCTGAAATTCTGCATCATCAAAATGGATAGTACCGTCTGGATGATTTTCATCGTGCTCAAGCCACTTTCTGAAACGATCGGCTTTATATGTGGATTTCTTTTCGATGTAAACCAGACCATCCTGAAGATGCTTTGTGAAGCTCTTCCGAACATAAGGCATCATACTGAAATCGAAGTGTGTTGCTGCAATCCCACCAAATTGGGAAAGTGACTGGATCTGGAACAAAACTGCCACAAGCTGATATGCCGTATTGATAGACTGAGCAGGACGAATATCAACCTGACGAGTCTTAAATCCCTTAGCCAAATGCTTATCTATATTGCAACTCGTACAGTTGTGATCGCCGACAGCATAATTATCGAGGTCATGAGTGTAGATTTCGTTGTTCTCATGGTCCTTCTTTGCGAGATCTGACATACAATAATCCAGCGCATAACGCTTAGAAACAACACGGCTCATCTCACCAGTACGACCACCGAAAGATGCTTCATCAACATTGGCATTTTGATTGTCGATCTTCTTACCCATTAGCTTTTCATCGACCGTATCCATCAGCTCTTTGTACTTATTACGGGCAATACCGTGCAGATAGCGATAATTCATGTAGCAGCGAGCGGTTTCATAATGGCAGCTCTGCATCAATCGATTTTCTACGGCATTCTGAATCGCTTCAACATCCATCGGCTGGTTGATAGCTGCGATTTCATTTGCAATTTGCTCGCTCAATTTGTGATTAACCGAATCAGAGGAATCGTTCATCGCCTTTTCAATCGCATTTACGATCTTAGACTTGTCGAACGGAGCTTTTACGCCATTGCGTTTGATTACATACTCCATACTCCATTACCTCCTTATCAATAGTACCGCTGCTCACCCATCATATTTGCGGCGTAATTCTCATACCAACGAGCCTTTTCTTCATCCTGCTCTGCGGTCACACCTGGCTTAGAGCCATTACGGAAACGATATTTGTAGGCATTGCAGATACAGAACCAGCGAACAGCATCGTCGCCGTACAACTTACGCATTTTTTCGATGCACTCAGTGCCATGATAGTGAGCGGGACCATCTACATACTCGTAATCGGCAGAGTCCTCGGACTCATCTTCGTGATCGTTTAGGTCTGCGTACTCACAGTTCTCGCAATCGCCATCACAATCGTCAGCATCGTCGTTTTCTTTTTCGTCTTCAACGGAGTCATCTTCTTCATAGTGACAGATGCAATCGCCGTCGCCAATCATCTCTCCATACTCGCAATTTTCGCAATCGTAGTCGCACTCGGAGTCGTCCATATCGATATCCTGCTCATGAATCGCAAAAATCAGAGACAGACGGGGCATGGTATCGAAGCCATCGATGTCAAGATCATCCGCCAACGCCCGCAGTGCATCTGTGTCCATTTCTTTCAGGCAGCCAATCTCCAGTCGTCCAAGGCGATGCCCAGTCTCTTCGTCAACCTCGCCTGTGGCAGTCACAACAACAGTTCCAACCAGTTCATCATCATCGCAGTCGGGGCAGTCACAGGTTTCAGGTTCAATCTTTTCGTCTTTGATACTATTCAAAACAGCCATATAATCCTCCTTGTGGTTCTTGTAAGCATCTGCGAGCAAAGGGTGTACGGGAGAAATGGTCTTGCCAGCGCCCTGTTCAGCCAAATAATGAATCCATTCCTTCGGCTCGAAGATCTTCATAGCTTTTTCGTTCAGTTCGTGATTGGAACGCGCATGAACCAAAGTCATCGGAAAATTAAAACCCGGCATATCGTAAACCAGACGCAGGCGGCCGCCCTCAAACAGGATATCGCAATTGTTAATGTTCATATGTACTCTCCTTACTTCTCTACGGTTTTATATATATCTGCCAACTTTGGATGACGGCCACAGCAGCGGTTACCTTCAGGACAGAACGGATACTTGGGATTTGCTTCACAGGACGGAACCATCCATGCGGCAAGTTCAGGGCAAACTGTGGCGACTTGACTCTTGATTAACTGAAACATCGACCGGATTTCACCTTGTGCTCGAGTGCAAAGACGTAGATGGCTCATTTCAATTAGTGACCGCGCATTGATTGTGACGTACAACTTGGTACAACAAGCGTTTGGCAGAACAGCGCGGGCGTTTTCATTGGCAGCGTTGTGATACTCTTTGAGAATTCTGTAGTTGTTTGCAGCGTCTGCCATCATGTTATTAAACACGTCCGCGTCTTCTCCATTGAACGGATTGACATAATCAAAATTGTCCATGGAAACATATCTCTGTGACTGTACACTCAAGCTGATATGACGATGACGACTTAACTGTGCCAACAGTGCTCGACTGACGCCGCTTACTTCAAACGTAAACGAAATGTGTTCAAGCACACTCCGATGACCCGTCGCTTTGCATCCCTTTACGATTCGATATGTATCTGTCGGTTCAGAATCATAACAGACACTCGCTGCCAGCTCTGCAATCGACAACGGATTTTTATCTCCATCTGAATTGACTGGTTGTGAATATGAAATCAACTTAACTTCCACTTTCGAAATCCTCCTTATTCATCGCGCCAGTTTTCTGGAATATCATTCTCGTCAATTACGATACAATTACGAGGTGCCACGTTTGTTGTGTTTTCCCCATCTTGAACTTTGATCATTACGTTCATAATGCCTACGACTTTATGAATACTCCAAAGAACTCCCGTACTCTTGTATGTTCTTGCCCGAAGAACCGTATCACCAACATGGATTTCTTTTTCAAGTAAATCAGTCATTTACACCCTCCCTTATAAAATCATCTACTGTTTTTTCGCCCGTCAGCACCTGTTTCATCTGTTCTGGCGATAATTTATATGTAATAACCTCGCCACATTCGTAACTGTATCGCCGTAACTGACGATAATATTCTGCTGTGGCGCGTTCTTTGCGACCCAACTCTCTTTGGTCAATTCCTGAAACCACAAGGCCCCACCTCCCTTCTTATTCTGTATTTACTATTTCGACTTCTACGTCGTAATCATATTTCCAATATTTGGGGAATGCGACCATCGTGCCGTGTGCCCATAAGAAATAGATTTCGTCCAACTCTGCTACAATTTCATATCGATTTCCGTAGCGGAGCCTCCAGCATAAATTTTCGTCTTGATAATTAAGTTTTAGATATCGACGCTTCCAACTTTTCATGACGTGCTCTCCTTAACGTTCCTGAGAGAGCTTCCTCAGCGTTTCGGAGATCATCAATTGCACGATCGATATACTCAGGCTCACAAAACTCAAAGTGATTCCAAGCAACTTTAAGTTCTTCGAGATCTCCTTTGAGTCCACTTTTGGTTCGTTCATCATTATTCATACACTCCTCACCATGTTGTTTCGAAAAGTGGCGATCCATCTTTTTCTTCCACGCATTTCATTTTGCCGTTGTGTTTGATTCTATATAGATAATATCTGGTGTAGAAACCGCCACTGATTGGGATTTCTTTATAAGTTATCATCCATTCATACTCAGAATCGTCAGGTTTATAGTAGCTGTGGAATGTTTCGCCTGCTGGTACATATGGTTTCATTCGAACTCTGTTCCTTTCAATGCGCTAAAATATGGATCACTATCCCGTTTTTCTATCTGAGTCAGTCGCCCATCGTCGCCAACTGAGTACAATCGGAAATTCTTAAAGATATCGTCACCTTTGATAGTTGCCAGCGACGTGATGACGTATTTGACATTATGTTCTTCGGTTCCATCAATAAGTTGAACTTCGAGTCGTTCCTTTTTTGGAATAGCCAATTTTTGAAGATCATTCATCAATGTTTACCTGTCCATTTTCATCATAAACATCGAACCACTCGCCTTAATAATTATGTACAGCTTCACGGAGACTCAGAATTCTTTTTAAAGTTTTGCAAGTATAAACTTTCATACCATCATATCTGCCGTTTAATCCTGTAAATTCACCACGATAAAAACGTCCCATTCTCGGATGTTTATAAATAGATCTGGATTGATCCATTTCATTATTGATAAGATAATACATATGGCAAATTCTCCTTATTTAATAATGTCTTCTTCTGCACTCTTTCTTGTTCTTTTGGGTTTCTGTGGCATTTCATAATGGGTCAGCGCTTCGCGCATTTCGTGGAGAAGAAACGCATGGATTAGCCACGAGGTTGAAGTTGATTCGCAGAAAATGATCTGACAATTATATCGAGCAAGCCATGTGGTTAGACTGCCAAGCAGTGAAGCAGGAGTCATTTTGCTACGATAAGCACCTTTATGAATCTTCTCCCATGAGCCATTTTCAATAAGTATGTATGTCTTTGCCCCAGCGGCTGCAGCTCTGTCGAACTCCTTAGCAAACCGGATTCGATTTGTTGTGAAGTTACCGCAGATTTCTGTCAAGTCGTATTTTCTTTCGACCACTACTTTGTCTGCAAGCGAGAACTTTTCGCCATTCGGAAGTGTCACTTCTGCGGTATAATCTCCAAAGTCCAACCGCTTACGCATAAACGCACATGGAAATGAAGTCAACCGTTGATGTAGGAGTGGAGTATCTTTTTCTCGGTCATCTACAACGATAACCATAGATTTAAGAACTTGAGTGATTTCGTTATATGTCACTAATTCACCTCCTTCCATAGCTCTAGCGACTTACCGCACATGAGCGTATTTACGAAGAATTGTTTCCTTATCTGTCTTCGACTGAACCCATTGACCGCGCTCGTCCTTTGACCAACGCCCCTCTTCTCGTTCTTCATCGATACGGAGGATGTCTCCTTTTTCAATCGGATCAGTTTCCAGTGTGCGAGCTTTGACTTTAAGCCGGCGCTGCTGACCATTTTGTAAGACATATCCCAGAACTGTTTTGTTAGAGAATTTACCATCGATATCTAGGATGTAGATATAAGAAGGATTCAATTTCGGAATAGTGAGTTGGATATATCCAAGGCAATCAGCTTCATACTGGATTCGATCGGTAATGGAAGTTTTAATGTCGGACGTTTTTATACAAAGTAGTTGGACAATTCTTAGCCAATCGACATTGACATACTTCTTTTCAGTTTCTTTTTCGCACAGTTTGAGCATTGTGTCATGTGGCAGTAGCTCATCCATATCAAGCTTGTTAAGCTGCTTTGCGCCATAGAATTCACTGAAGATTTTTACCTGCTCCAGAAGCTGATTCGGATTGCCAAACTCAGAGAAGAAGTCAAGCTTGATAAGAATATCCATCTGGCGGCTGTCGGCAATTTTTTTCTTCTGATTCATAACAAGCAGATCAACAAAGGAATCGAACTTGGTATTGCGTAGCTTGTAGAATTCACGACTTAGCCGTTTGTTTAGATACTTGATAGATTCCATGCCTTGATAGATCCTTTTGTCGCTTCTGTCGTAGACATATTCATCTCTTGAATGCCTGAACTTGATTGGCATAATTTGAATTCCACGCTCGCCAGCCAATTGAGTTGCTTTAATGATTTTATCTTGCATATCTGCTGTATTAAGCAACGCCGTGATAAACTCATGTGTGTAGTAGTAACGATAATACGCACAATAATATGTAAGAATTGAGTAGCCGGTAGCATGGTTCAAACCAAACTGATACGAGGCGGAGTTCTCAATAACCTGTAGGAATTCTTTTGCTTCTGTCTCAGCAGTTTCTCTTGATTTTGTCGAGTGATTACAATAACCATTCAGGATACGAGGCATTGCCGCATCCAACTCCGCCTTGTTCTTATGACCGATTGCACGACGAACACTATCTGCATCACCGCCGCTCATATCACAGAACTGTTGAAGGAATGCAATAGTCTGTTCCTGAAAAACAAGCCAACCCAAGCTATCTTTTAACAGCTCGTCAATTTCAGGCGATGGGTTGTGATTTGCTTCGTGCCGGAAGAGTTTATCTCTGTAAGAAGCACCACCGGGTCGAATGGCTGCTGTGACCAAGCTCAGATCTGCAATGCTGTGGACATCGTATTTTTTGAGCGAATCAAATGCAAAATCCTCAACAAACTGGAAAATACCAACAGGAGATTTTTTCATGTCTGCCCAAACCTGTTGGTCATCGAAGTTCATTTCCCATGTGTGTGGGTACGGAATATCAGCCAGCTTACAAGTCTTATCAATAACAGATACTGTATCAAGACCGAGGATATCGTACTTTGCCAGACCGACTGCATGAGACGCTTCCATGTCAAGACACAGAATGGGCAGACCGTCTTTATCTTGGAATACACCATACCTTTTATAGAGGTCGATTGGAGCGATGATAACGCCAGCCGGATGGTGAGACAGCGATACAATTGTCCCCTGCAATCCATCGAAATAGTAGAAGATATCAGGATGGTCTGCACGGCACTTTTCAGCATCGGCGTCGTATTCCTTTTTCACTTTTGCAATTCGATCAAGAGAATAAGGGTTCTCAGACTCATCTGTGCTCTGATTTTTTCGCTTCCAGACCTTAGCAAGAGCTCGTCCAATCTCGTCGATTGTCGCCTTTCCTGCCAGAGTACCCATAGCCAGAACATACGCACACTTCTCACGACCGAACGATTCAAAAATATGGTTATAAATTTTGGAACGATAAGCATCTGGAACATCGATATCAATATCGCCAATCTCTACTCGATTTTCGTTACAGAAACGAGAAAACACAAGATTCCAGCGAACAGGGTTTACATCGATAATGTCAGTAATAAATGCACATCGAGATCCAGCAACAGAACCGCGACTTGGACCGAACGGAATTCCATCGTTCTTGCCCCAAATCATCAGGTCGCTCATAGATAGCATAAAACCCAGCATATTGGTCTTTTTAAAAACTTTTAGCTCTTCTTCAATGTCTGCTTTAAACTGCTCAATTTCGTTCTCTGGAATAATTTTGCGTTTGACCTTATCGTTAAACATCCTGTGGGTACGACTGATATATTCTTTTTCGTCTGATTCTGTAGATCCTGTCAAAATTGGATATCTTGCTTTTGTGTTTAAAGTAAAATCCTTGACACTATCAGCCATCCGGTTCGTATTCCTGATTGCTTCCATCCAGACTTCGCGTGGGAGTGAATTTTGAACTTCAAACGCACTAACAAGTTGATCATAAGATTTGAATGTCAGGTCGAATTCGTCCTCGCCAGTGAACTCAATCCCCTTGCCCATCATAAGGATCTTGCGGCACTCTGCTTTATACGCATTCAGACTGTGAGTATCAGTTGCAGCAATCAGTGGCTTATGATATTTCTTGGAAAGTTCCCAGAGATACTGGTTATATTCCTTTTGATCGTCACAATCGTGATATTGAATCTCATAATAATCATAGGTCTCGCATAGTTTGTCATAGACCTCCTGACGAAATCCATCACATTCTGACGTGTATTTACGAAGTGGACTTGCCAGACAGGCAGAGATTTTGATGATGTTATCAGACAGACCAAAGAACTCTTCAAAAGTAATGCGCGGCTTATAATACTTATGGTCAGTATCATAAGATGCACCCATTACTTTGTTTAGTTCCAGAACACCACGAGCATTTTTGCAAAGAAGAATCGTATGGAAGTTGTCGCGAACTTTATAGCGTCCGGCGTCCATCATTTTACCGATTTCCTCTTGTGCTTCCTGCGGGTCCCATCCCTGATAAGACTCATAAACCTCGTCTGGAATCTCTGGATAGTGATACATATCAGAAGTAAGATAAACCTCGCAACCAACGATAAACTTCAGCCCCTTCTTTTCTGCATACTGCTTTTTTTCAGTCCAGTTAAGGTTGTAACCATGGTTGGTAGAGGCGATTGCTTTCATTCCGTAAGAAGCAGCGAGATCAACATAATCTTCCCATTTTGTACAAGAATCAAGGAGCGAACCTTTATCGTCGTGGATATGATATACGCAGTAGTTTTGCTCCATAACTCCTCCTTAAAACAATTCATTCATCGCTGCGTCGCTCGGATCTTTTGTTGCATAAAACGGCTTCTTATTGATACAATCTCGTAGCGGTTCACAGGTTTTACGATGTCCACACAGATTTGTACAGAAGAAGTTCGGATTGCCGTTCTTCTCTTCAATCTCACGCGCAGGCCATTCACCTGTTTGCTTTCGTTCCTCAAACTCGTCCGCCGTTTCGTTTATGTAGTCAATGCATTCCTTGCGCAGTTCGTCTGTGATGTGATACGGGCGAACATATGTAGTCAATTTGAACTGGCAGCGGATATCTTCTGGCAAATCATTGATGTCGTTTGATTCAATAAATGCCTGTGTTGCACTTTCAATTTCGTCGCTGTCGTATCCTGCTGCTTTCATCTTGGAACGAACTGTAGCCCGCAGAGTGTAGCCCACCTTGCATCTATCGAGTACTTTTTCAGTTAGTTTTGCTCGTCTGCCAGAACCAACTTCATAAACGATCTTACAGTATTTCACCATGATCCAAGCCGCTCCAGCCACTGTAAATCCGGCCTGTTCCAGTGCCAAAGTATAAGCAACTAACTGCCGACCATAATGAAGAAGATCTTTGTCTTGGAATTGACTCGACGTCTTGATATCTAGCACTTGTAGCCGACCATCCGGCAAAGCACGAATCAAATCAGCGTAGCCTTGTAAATATCTATCTTCTCTCAGTTTAAGAATCAGTAGCTTCTCAACCTCGAACTTACCTTTTGGACTGATATAATCACGAGCCATGCACATCATATTGCCAACCCAGCGATCTCTAATACCATTGCCGCCATCTCGCGTTTTTGGAAAATCAATACCAAGCATATCAAGCTCATCTAAGGCATTTTGAAGTGCTGATTTAATATCTGCTTCTGTGTTCTTACCCTCAATGATTCCTTCTAGTACGTCGTGGCAGGTTCCGCCGAGATAGGAATATACGTTCTGGCACTGTTCGCGCTTTTCGATATATGTAAGATACGCATTATACGGACAATCATGAATCGTGCCGAGCTTTGAATAGCTGTACACTTGCGCCCCTTTGTCGTACAACGCCTGTAGTTCTGGGGCAACGACTCTTTGACCCATTTACATCACTCCTCTACCCATTTCACATATTTTGTTAATCCTTCTTGATAAGCTTCGCGTCCGAGGTCTGCAACGTTCTTTTTAGACCCTTCTGGAATCAACCCATCAGGCCATACATATCCGACCTTTGTTTTCAGGATCGGGTTATTCACGATTAGCTTTTTGCACTCATTGACCAGATGTTCTTCTTCAAGTCCTTCATCGTAAGCCAGAATAATTTTCTTTGGAAGAAGTCGTTTTATGTATTTTGCTTGAGTTTCTGACACATGACAGCCACACGTTGCAAGAGCGATATTACTGCCGAATGAATCACATTGCTGAACCGCCTTTTCAGATTCAAACAGAACCAGATTTTGGGTTTCTTGAATGCGCCGATAATTTTCGCCGTACCCAAACAATGTCTTGCTTCGTGGGCAAGATATCAATGGAAACCATCGTTTATCGTGATCGCATTCATAATTAGCACGTCCCATAATGCCGACCAATGAACCATCTATCGCACGCTCTGGGATTGTGATTCTATTTGAGTCAACATCATATCCAATACCGAATTTTTCTTGTGTTCTCAAACTGATGCCGTCTTTGACGAATTGAATACTGAACTTATTTGCATACGGTTCCAAAATCTCTTCCGGATATGTTTCCAAGTCTTCCATTTCTTCTTCGTAATTCGGCAACAGTTTTAAAAAGAAACCACCAAATGGCCAGCGAGTTTTAATATTTAACTCTTCCAACGACAAACCGGCTTTAATTGCGGCGAACTTCAACGCATCAGGAAATGAACATCGTTTGACATCCATAATCAGGCTGAATATGTTTCCTTTTTGATTCGTAGAAAAGACAAAGAATCGTAACGTTGCGCAATCCACAAGACAGCTGGTTGGATTTCTCTGTTCTTCGCGAGCAAATCTCAGATTGTTTTTTTGAGGATTGAACTTGATATTTTCAAAGCCAAGAGCTTCAAGAATTTGGATGATTCTGTCTGGCTGATTTTCAAGCTTAGACTGCAAAACGTTTACATCCATTCATACCGAGTCCTCCCTTCTTTATTTATCTCCTATCATACTGGCCATGATCGTTTATAATGGTGCAATACCCCAGCTCTCGCCAGCAGTTCCATGCGCCATCAAACTGAAAAAGGATTGTTTGTCCATCTTCATCGTTTCTCGTTTTATTCAAAAATGCGACAACATATGTTTTGTCTTTGTCAAGCACAATCGGAACCTTGATTTTGGGGTTTTCCTTCGAACGATAGTACGGATCACAATCGAACTTTTCACCAGTATATTCATCCTGCCAAAGTCTACGAACCATCACGAGCTCGCTAATAACTTCTTTAATCTGTTTTGAATTAGATAAGCAAGAAGCATCAAGCCACCGCTGGTTTGTTGTATGTAATGCAAGCTGAAAAGTACTGACAAATGCGATTTGCTCTTTATTGACCACATTGAAAATACGACGACTGTTCATAAGCAATGCTTGCCACATGTTATCATCTACACTGTCATCACTTTTGAGCGTATCGTACACAACGACTTTCGTTCCTGTTCTTGCCAGTCGTTTTATGTGTTTCAATAGTTTTCCAGTGTCGTTTTCGAACATTTTTATGAAACGAATATTGGAGTATTTTTCTTTTGTGATTTGTGCGGCTTTACGAAGCATCTTCCATTCTTCTTCATTAAAATGCCCTATTTTTAATTTCTTACGTGTGATTTTCCAATAATTCAAATCTTTCGTAAGAATATGGACAAGCAACATATTTTTATATGCTTTTGACATCATTTCGTTTGAAATTATAGCCACCTGATTTCCCTGTTCAGCGAACGGAAGTACCATCAATTCAAATATCAGGCTCGACTTGCCCGCGCCGCTATGCCCGGCAAGCATATACATATCTCCCACGGGTGCACCAAGTGTCAGATAATTCAAAATAGGAGCGCCAGCCGCATAACTAATTCCTTGGTCTTGTCCTTCATTACATTGCTGCAAATATTTTTCATCGACGACCAAATCCTCAACCTTGGAATCCTGTCCTGTAATAAGTGCCGCCTGATTATTGAGCAACTCAAAAGTGTTATACACATCTTCATTTGTTGCATCATCAAACCGCTCTGGATGACTAAGCAGTTCGTCATACTTGGTCGCCAAGATTTTGAGCGTATTCATCTTAGAGATCTGGTTGTAATAGCTATCCGTGTTTTCAGGATCAACCAAATCCATCATAGCTACACAGGCACGCCAGCCATTTAATTCCTCATAATGCTTACGGAGAGAGGGCTTGTCGGCCAGATATGTGTCAAGCGTGATGTTGTCAATGTTCGCAAACCCTTGCCGACGGATGCCACGTCCAATCATGAAATAAAACACCTGATCTTCACAAATCAGAGTCTTATCCGTTCCCTCATTGACGTTTTTATAATCATCGTATCGCTGAGGATCTTTCCACAAACAAAAAACAAAGCTTGCTTCGGCACGTACTCGATTTTCTTCGATTCTCGCAATAGCTTTGTTCAAATCCATAAATCGTCACCTCCTAGCAAGCTGCTAACATCATTTCCTTTATGTACTGTTCCAATATTTGACAGGTCAACCATTGTATCGAGATCCGGTCTAGAATCTTCTCTTGCGGTCTTCCTTGTTTTGTTTTTCTCGCGATCATATACGCCTTTGATTTTATTGCGAACAATTGCCATCAAATAACTCGCCGCGCCAGCATCATCTTCGAAGTTTTTATTCTGCATCGCCCACTGAACTGCATCTGCACTTTCATCCAATGTTTGCTGAATAATTTCGTCTGAGTAAAAATCAAGTTCTTTTAGTCGTCGAAACACAATCGTCGGCATCGGCTGTGCTCCACCTCGCTCATAACCAAGGAAATCTGCAATGGTATCACAGAGTTTCTTGTACGATTCAGGAGTTCTGCCCGGCTTGTCATAATGTTTCGGCTTGTTCTTCAGAGCTTTTTCTTTTCTACGACCAGCCAGCCACGCTTGATAAACCGCTTCAGACTGAAAATACCGTTTGTTAGGCGCTTTATAATACTGATCTCTTGGGCCTTTGACGCCTGTGGCCATACATGTAACCATTACCGGCTTAGCCATATTTACTCCTCATAATAAATTCCCACCAACCCACCCTGCTGTTATATATTTAAGTTATGTTTATACGATCAAAGAATAAACTTTCTTCAGTTCTGCAATCGGGAACTCCGGATCTGAGAACTTCTTGCCGATGTTGTTACGCACTTCAGCAACCTTCGCTTTTACATCATCAGATGCGCTCTTATAGTTATTCTGAATTGCACTAATCCACTCGGCGCGATACTGTTCATCCTCTTCATCCTGAGCTGCTCCGACATACTGCTTTACACGCTCGGCCTGTACCGACTCAACTTTCTTCTTCTCTGCTGCCTGCTTCTTCAGATCTGCTTCATAAGAACGACCGCCCTTATCATGTTCTGCCTTGATTGCATCGGTCAGAGCCTTGATGAACTCATCTGCGTCCAGAGGAATACGGTCAACAATATCAGCGAAACGACTCTTGGAGTCCACAGAGAAGTTGTCATCGCGGAAGCAAATCACACGACGCTCGGACTTAACCTTGCCGATAATTTCCTCTTTGCCATTGACAACATTCTTACGACCGGTTTTTACCTTATCGATATCGCGATCAATATATGCGACACCAACGACATCGACCTTGTTTTTCAGTGCATTGAAATACCGCTTGTCCATATTAGTAGACAACATGGAGTAACTTGCCAGCGTAACAGGATCAGTAATATCGGTCTTCTTTGTATGACCAATAATGATAGGGCTGATACCTACACGCTTCAGTTCCCACAGACGATTCGTAACTAATTCGGTTGCTTTATCAGTGGGGCCGTTAAATCCAGAGAAAGTTGCCTTAAAAGACTTTGTGCGCTTATCAGGATTCTCACGGTTCCAAATTCGAATTGTCTCATCTTCGGCCATTCGCATCAGTTCATCGATGGTATCAATAACAACAACCTTCAAATCACTATAATCCGTGAATCGATTTTCAATGATATCCATAGTGACTTCATCGAAATGTTCCCAATCCCACACGGCTTCCTGAACGATACCTTCAATAGTGGCCTGATCTGCTTCTTTACCACAGGTCAAAAAGATATAGCCATCATCGCCAACCATTTTTTCACAAACCTGTTTAACTAGCGTAGTTTTGCCAATGCCGCCCTCGCCCATCAAATAGATACTATAATCAAGAGGATTCAAACTAATTTCAGTTTTCTTACCAAATTTACGCGCCATTATGTATTCTCCTTATATAAGTATTTTTAAGTCCTGTTTGTATGGGCAAAAAAATTAGAACAGAGTATCAATACCGTCGTCCTCTTCCTCTTCCACCTTAGCAGGCTTAACAGTCTTTGCTGCGGACTTCTTATAGGAACTCTTTACCATGTCGTCAACGGTTTCATCTTCAGACGGAGAATAAATCATGTCCTCAAACTCGCGAGCGGTCATGTCGGAGTCTGCAGCAGTCATGCACTCCTTGAATTCATCCTTAACCAACGGTTTGATCAGACGCAGCTCGTGAACCTTCTCGCCGTAGATATTCCCACGCGGCTTAAAATCCTCCAATTTATTCAGGCCAGCCTCAATGAACTCACGCTGGACATCAGTCAGGCAGCTCTCATCGAATTCCTTCTCTTCTGCGCCATTCACAACACCGATTGCCCAGTTCATATGAACGGGATTCTTGGACTTGGTTTCGAGGTAGCGCATCTTCAGGTCGTAAATCCGCTTGTGCTTCTCCTTGCTCATATCCAAAACAGAAGTGTTAAACACGGTGCTCACAGGGAACATCTTCTGAGCGGCATCAGCGGCCGACCACATCGGAGTGTAGCAATTCATGAAGATCTTACCTTCAGACTTCTCCTCGGAACGATCGATACTGTTCTTGTCGTAATACAGATCCAGATTCATAGTTAGATGCGGAGTGTCTTTGCCGTCAACTGCTGCATACACATTCTGAATCTGGAACTCCTCAAAAATGCGATCCTTGTATGCGCCTGTGCCTGGACGCAGCTTGTAAATACCAGCCACAACGATCGGCTCAGCATAACCAGTCAGGGCAGATTCCAGATACTCGATCATATCCCATGCGGTAATGAACTCCTTGCGCTCGCCGAGATTTACAACATACTTTCGCATACTGGACACCATATCGACAGTATCCTTATCGAAACGATCCTCCCAATCAATCTCGATATCCTCGTTATCGATATTCTTGGTCTTAATAGTGTCGTTCTTGAAACCCTGAGCAGACACATAAACGCAATTCATGCCGTTCTTGATGCCCATATTCAGGCTAATCTTTTCAGAGTTGTTATAAGTATCGCGCTTTACCCAAGGGTTGTTCCGCTTCGGAATGACGATATCACCACAAAAATTAAAACGAGGGTAAATGTTCTTCTCTGCCATATGTACCTCCTATGTATATCAACATTAGTAATCGATTTCTTCAGTGGTTTTAGACTCCCAGACAGGGATACTACTATTAGGGATGCCACCTGCTTCAATTGTCGGCTTATGCTTACAACGGGCAATAAATTCGTCCGTTAGCTTATCAACACAATCAGAACACATGGAAAACTTCATCCGGTCTCCGTCGCGTTTGCTTCCATAAAAGAACCGTACAGTCAAATCACCCAGATTTGCTTCATCGCAGGGGTCCAGCGTCTTACCACAAAAATTGCAAAGCATATTATTTCTCCTATCTAATTTGATTTTCGCTTATTATCGCATCAAATTGGGAGAAGCTCGTCCATACAGCATCTCTGTTCCCCTTTCCTTTTTTATTTATAAACTCACTTCAGTTCTATGATGTCTCGATACAACATCACATAATCGTCAGTGTATTTATCTCCATGAAAGTGGCCAAAATACCACATCGGCTTATGATCCGCCGGGAATTGCTCATAAAGGTCATCAAAAAACTCTTCTGTTGATGTATCGACCGTACTCTGATCAATGCCGTTCAAGAACAGTTCTTTAGGTTCAAACCGCAGCGGGCAAGTATGGGTCAACATAATATCAATTGGATATCTGGTTGCCATAAGACGCACGAGACCTTTTGTAAGTTCGCTTGGCTGCTCATCTGGCCACCAATTCCAACCGCGTTGCAATCGGTAATATTTGTCAACCGAATAAGCGCCACCGCAAACAAGCGCATTCAATGTTCGTTCCGATGTTTGAATTACATAAATCGCACCATCAATCGCAAAATACTGGTTAGGATGCTCGTGACTCCACAGCATCGGACCACGAATTGCACCATCTGTAACTTCGATTTCTTGATACCCTTCTGTCTCACTCGGCCGACGTTCATGGTTGCCGTGGATACAAAACAGTTTTGCAGGAATTGAATCGGCAACATTTTTGATGAACATTTCTCTTGGATAATCCTTGCCATAGTAATTCAGACCCACATCACCCAAACATACAACCCATTCAATGTCAGGATGGTCGAGACAGAAATATTTCAAATCATAAAACCGACTTGGATTACCATGAATATCACCTGTCATGTAAACACTCAAGTTTAAACACCTCTTTCAATATATCATCACAGTTGTTTTCGTATTTGCATCCAGAACAGTCTAGTCCGTTTCCGCTTCTTTCAACGCAAACAGCTACGAGTTCTTTATAGATAGACTTGATTTGTTCTACTGTTAGCATGGAATACCTCCTGACTTTTCTAAAATCTCCCACTCATTTGGGGAGTCGCAGTGTGGAGTATAGAATCTAATGCAAAATTCGCGATACATACAGTCGTCGCAACTATCTTCGTTCGTTGTGCATTCATTAATAAAATCCAATAATGCAACTTCTAAATCTTTTGGAGATGTCATTTGGCTTTCTCCTTCCATTTTAATATATATTTTCTGGTTGCGCTGGTGTGAGTTGAACACACGATAGGGAGGTCAAAGCTCCCGGCCTTTACCGCTTGGCTACAACGCATTATATAAGGCGGCACCCAGTGCTACCTGAGCACCGCCGGGAGTTTTAAATCTTAGGAGTTGGACCATGGAAGAGATAGCCAGCCGCAAAAGAAGCTAACATCAATCCGCCCACAATCCAAATTGCTTTACTGATTTCAATCCAGATCAATCTGAATCACCTCAGTTCTCGATTCGCATGAAACTGATATCCGTGGACTGATACACGCTTGCATCACTACTCAAAGTGCCAGCCGCCTTATCAGCCTGATACTTTGCATTGCCGGAACCAGTGACAATTAGTCGATTCTGATCAATACCCTGAGATGCCAGATAATTTGCAACGGTCTGAGCACGGTTAGCAGAAAGCTGCACGCCAAACTCGGTCTGGTTATTCGCATTAATATTACCGTTGATAACAATCATAGTGCCATCCAGAGTCTTAGCGATATTCACGAAATCGTTCAGAACAGAAGCAGCGCTGGCCTGATCGGTAAACACGGAAGAATCCGGCACAAAAGTTACATTCGCAGTCTTGCTCAGCATCGAATCATAGTCCAGATTTCCAGTGACCTGCTGAGTGATGTTTGCACGAGTCTCATCGCTCACAGTTACTTTCGTAGTAGCATTTGCAGCAGAAGTAGACTTGAAATCACTCTTGAGCGCATCGATATATGTAGTATCAAACAGCGTATTTACGAGATCACGATTAACGGTTTCACCAAGACCCTCCCAAATGTCGCACATCTGGTTATAAATCATCGGAGCAGTATCATTCAGAATATTGTAGTTGTCCTTCCAGCTTGCCATCTTAGCATTTGCATAAGTCGCATCAATATCGGCATCAGAAGAAGTAGAGTACATCGGGAACACTTCACGAGCTGCATTGTGATTGATAGGCTGGTCATAAGACATCAGAATGCCCTGAACGAACTTCTTAACGGTATCTTCATGAGCCGCTGCCCAATCTGCATCAAACACAATGCCATCCATAACCAGAGAGGAGGATGACTTCGTATCAAACACGACAGTACTATTGGTGTAAGTCTTGGCCTGAGTCAAATAGGGCTCCCATGTTGCAGCAACATCAATCTGACCAGCGAAATATGCCTTAGCGGTATCGTCTGCGGTGCCGAACATAATCAGATTGTTCATGATAGTTGCCTTGTCAGCATCAGACAGACTGGAATTATTAACGAACCAAGCAACCAGAGTCTCAGCCTCAGAGAACTCAGGGACACCGATTTTGGCATTGACCCACGAATTCACATCAGCGAACTTAGTAGAAGCGATGATACCGTCACCGCCATAGCTGTAGTTGGTAAAAATCGGCATGATGACATTCTTACCAGCGTCAGTAAACTTCTGAGACAGGAATGCTACGCGATTCGTAGTATAACCAGCGGCCTGCAGATCACCAGAGATTAGTGCGTTACTGGACTCAGTCGCATCGTTGATGACATTGATATTCACCTTGATGCCAAGCTGATCAAACACAGAACCGGGCTGAGTAGTAAGACCACCATTTGCCGTAATGCAGCTCAGCCAGCCCGCCCACTCATCCAGAGACAGATTGATCGTGTCGTCCCCAGCGGAATTAGACGGCTTATCTGTACTGATAGAAGTGCTCGGCTTTGAGGTGGTCGGTTTCTTTTTATCGAACTTGATCACGCCGCCCTTAATGCCGCCAACAACACCAACAGCAACAGCCACAGCAAGCACCACGCCAACAACAGCGCGGCCAGCCTTAGTCAATTTGAACTTAGACATGTTATTCTCTCCTATTTAATTTTTTGATTTTATTTCTTGGACTGAGTATTCAATCCAGACGACTTAGAAAACGCATTCAGGTCAGGAATATTATATGTAACCACATTCGGATTGCTCTTTTTCAGACTCTCTAAATACGAACTCACTTTATAATCAGCAGTGTTTGCGTCCGCCCTGTCCAGCTTTCCCTCTCGACTGGTCTGATACAAAACCTTTGCGCCCGCTGCCTTTTCACGACTCTCCTGAAGTCCATCGCGAGTAGCATTGAGCATTTTATCAGTGCCGGTAGATGCACGCAGACGGTCCAGATTGGAATATACATCAGCAACCTGCTCGTTCGCCTTTAACTCAGCCACAACATCCTTGCTCTCACGCTTCAGGGCTGCCAACTGATTTTCAAGCTTTTCCTTGATTGCCTTGACTTCTTCCGCAGCAGGCTTCATCTTCTGGAACTGATCAGCCAGATTCTCAGCTTTATCGATTTCCTCCTGTAACAGTCGAGCGTAGGTTCGTGCAGATTCCACATCGCCGTGACTCATGGCTGCCTTTGATTGTTCATCATATGTCTTTGCCTGCTTCTGACAGACAGCATAGTTATCTTGAATCGTCTTGAGCTTTCCAGTCAGGTCTCGCAGAGTATTGCAGGCGTCTGTGTATTTCTTTGTCATCTCATCGATCTTCTGAGCATAGATAGCACGGGCACCATCTGGAGTTTTGGCTGTATCCTGCACGAAAACCTGTAAGAAACCACCGGCTAATGCTTTAATCTGCTGGCGGAATGACGGAAATAGAATCAAACTGCCAACCGCAACAACACCAACACAGATAAGCGTAAACTCAGGAATTGTAAAAGAAAACATTACTGAGCACCTTCCTTCCCGGCGGGCTCCGTCTTATCCTCTTCGATAAATTCCTCAATAGAAGAAATCATCTTGAGTTCGTCCTGAACTGTATTGGTGATCTTTTCAATTGCCGCACCAGCTTCAACGTTGCGATTAGTCAGCGCTTCAATCTGTTCCTTCATGGATTCAATCTGCTGGTCGTTGCTCTTCATTTCGTCAAACAACGCATTCATCTTGTCATTACCAACCGTCCGAAGAAGCTCTTTGCGCTGCTCTGCGTCGGACATAATTGCGACCGCATCATAACCCAGCGTCATCATCAGGTTCTTAACTGTTGCTCGCTTTGTCTTGGTTGGCATCTCAGACGGGAATGTATCAATCACGTCCTTGATTTTGTAGACAGTAACAGAGTCGGCAGGATTCATACTATTGGCTTCGTAGACAGCTCCGATGTCAATCGTGTCACCCTCCGGAACTTCGGCCTGCACAGGAGTCGGCTGTTCGATATTAGGTCCAAAAGAGACACCAACATTCACGTCTGCTACTTCTGGCATTTCATACTCAGAAGTTACTTCCGACTCAACAAGACCGAGCTTCTCGAAAAAACTTTTCTTTGCCATAATTTTCTCCTCTTTAATCTTCTTCTCTGACATCTATTGATTCATAGTGGTCGTCTTTAAATTCATTAAAGCCACCACCAAAATACCAGCCGCGATTTTCTATAAATGCTAAGAATTCATCTACAACGTCATTCAAACTGACAGTGGTTGGAACGTTCAGACAGCCATCTATTTCGATTTCGTGTGTCATATGTCCTCCTTATGAAAATTTCCACTTAAAAATCTTCTTGATACAGACGCTCGTAATCCAGTCAAATAGAATACTGAAAATCACAATCGCCAGAATTCCAACAAATACCAACGTTGTGCGACCACGAGCAGACGAAGTATAGATCAGATACCCGATACCATACTTTGCATTCACCGTTTCCGCTACCGCGATATATGTCCAACCAATGGCGTACATTGTAGCAAAGGATTGACAGATGGACGGTGCTGCCATCGGAAGAATAATTCGTGTGACCGTGTTAAACTTCCCTGCCCCGTCAATACTAGCTGCCTCGATCACGTCATCGCAAACATCATCCAAAGCAATCAATACACTTGGCAACATAAACACGAAGCTGGCTACAAACAAGAAGGCGATTTTCATCTTCTCACCAATTCCGAACCACATCGTAAGCAGTGGATAGAAAGCGGTCACCGGTAGGAATCTCATCGCTCGAATCGCCGGATACAACAGGTTTTGAATCGGATGACAGATTTTCATCAGACAACCAAGTGGAACTGCGACACCGGCACTCAGAAGAGCTGCTGCTGTGATGCGAATCAATGAATATCGAAACGCCTTCAACATCGTTCCGTTCTGAATCAGCAGAAAGAATTCACGAAACACAGCGCCTTTCTGGGGAACAAAAATTGGCGAAGTCAAAGCCGCGCCAATGTCCCAGATAATCGCCAACAGAATCAGAAGAATCACACGATAGATCCAATCTTTCTTCGTTGTTTTCATAATTCGTTTTTCTCCTTTGGCGGGTCATCCGGCAGAGGCATCCAATGTGTAACATGATTTAAATACCAGCATTCATTTGCATCACACCACTGGTTGTCATCATCAAGATAACCTTTGCGCTGTCCACATTCTTCGTCATAAACCCAAACGACATCACTCGAAGCCCATTTCTTATCTTCTTTAGGTGGTAAGAAGGTTTTTACAGAGATCCAATCACTTGTTTTCATTTTGATACCTCATAATATTTAATTTTCAAAAAATGACCCGTACCGGAATCGAACCGATGTTTCCGCCGTGAAAAGGCAGCGTCTTCACCTCTTGACTAACAGGCCATATAAAATAGAGACCTAAGCCTTTTTGCCGATTGAAAGCATTATCTTGTCTCCTGGGTAGGTGGATTTAACTCTCCGCCATAAGTGATTCCTAATTCAATCTGGATTGGCGGCTAGTGAGAGATTCGAACTCTCGCGCCGGATTCAAGCCGACACACAGGATTTCAAGTCCAGGCCGTTATGACCACTTCGGTAACTAGCCGTATATTATGTAATTGTTTTTGCTGTATTATTTTTTAGAAATTCTTTTCTTAGTCTTCTGGCAGAATTTTTATTTCGAGACTTGTATGTATCAAGTTGGCTATCACAATTTGGGCAAATCAATCTTAAATTTCCTCTTGAAGAGTTACCCGCATCCCCATCTATATGGTCCAAGATAAAATGCAACTGCCCACCATTCCACCAATCTGGCAAACCGCAAATAGCACATTTATGTTCTTGTTCATCAAGTATATAATTTCGAATAACTCCTCTGATTGTTGTGTCAACTGTATATCCTGTTTTACCAGTTGATAGCCAACTTTTTAATTTCTCTTCTTGCCGATGTTTCACTAGACAATCATGGCAATACCCCGTCGAATTCCCTTGCTTAAGTTTTTTGCCACACACTTTACATACTTCATTCATTAACCACCTGTTATTAGCGCAATTGCTAACCCCTTTCTATTAAATTTCAAATCAATTGTCCTTGGCGCGAATGATAAAATTCTAATTTGTGAGACTATTTCCTTAAACCACTCGGACACACTGCCATATAAAAGAGGGTTATTCGCCCTCTGTTTTTCTTTTCTCGATCTCTTTATCAACATCTTCCAGAAAGCTCATCCAGTTTTGAAGCTCAAATTCATCTCCAAAATCAAACCCTTCATCCAGACGTTGATATAGATCTCGCTGAAAGCACCATAGCGTTTTATCTGTCAACTCGCTCAGATGCGGTGTAATGAAATCGATCACAAGACTAGGCATATATGTTCTGCGCCCGACTGCGTATCGAACAGCACAATTACAAATGACACCGAAGTCATCATCGTGCGGATCAATCATTGCCATAACGTTCGATCTCCTTTTTGATTTGTTCCAGCTCAATACGTTTTAGACGAGCTTTTGCTAATTTACGATCAAATTTTTTGTCTGGCTTATATTGATAATGCGGCCAGTCTTCATAGTGCCAACTATCAAAAAGCCCTTTATACGTCTGCTGCTGTTTCATTTGCAGTCTCCCACCAGATTTCATTTTCAGGAACGATTTCATCTTGTACAGGCGAATAATTCATCCAGTCAAATGAGATCATCGATTGAGCTTTGTCTTGTCGAAGCCGTTTTGTGACTTTATTCCGTTTCCAGTTTGAGCACAGCTTCTCATCTACTTCCTTGTAAGTCTTCGGATTGATTTTCATCTGATGAACGTTTGTTACAGCGCCGGCCTTGATGATGTCGAACAAACCGACTGCTTTATAGAATTCAGTCGAACAAGAACTCTTTGCGTAGTCCTCTGGTTTGAATTTCACGACGTTCATAGAATCATCTCCTTGTCATTTGTATGTAGCAAGCCCATTCCGACTCGAACGGAAATCGACGGTTTTGGAGACCGCAACTTTAACCAATTAAGCTATGGGCCTATATGATTGCTGTCTTTCCAGCCGCCATCGGTTTATGTTTTTGTTCCTTCCGCAGAACTACTAACAATACCATCACATCAGCCGTACGCGCTAATGCTGGCTACAATAGTTGCAACTCGAAAACTACTTACCGCGTGGTGCGACTGGTGAGAATTGAACTCGACGATTTTACGATTAAAAGTCGTATGCCATACCACTTGGCTACAGTCGCATATAAAAGTCGGCTTACGCACCCTCGCGAGTTGGCATCATCACCGATAATCAGGGCTGCCATTATAATAGTAACAGCCCCTAAAAGGCTAATCCTTTGTTCTGCGCAATTTAAGAATCACTTACTTGGTAGGTCAGGTAGGATTCGAACCTACAACGTTTCTGGTGTCACAGGTTTACAGCCTGCTGCCTTCAACCATTCAGCACACTGACCTATATAACGACCACAGAGGGATGTCACCTGTGGTCCTCGTCCTGGCTTTAACGGGTCAGGCGTCCGGCATTTACCGTTACTCTTCAGAGCACTATTGGCGATATGCTTATCCACTGCGGTTCTCAAACTCGATCATCCTTTTGGGTCAAGCCTCTCCCGGGTTATAGCCGCGCTACATAAGGTTTTTCAGTGTTATTCCTTCACCTCTCACTGTTTTCGAGCTGGTGAGACTCACGCACAGTTGCGCTCGGAATGCGGATCTTACATCGTCAGGGCACGCAGTTTGACCAAGCTTGCTACATCGACCCCTGATCAGGAGTGTGACTGCCTCGCTAATCCTGTTGCAAATTTCATTGATAACATCATTTGGGTCTGTGGATTTATCTCAGACGGAAAACGCATTATCAATCGGAGGGAATTATGAACTCAAACTCAATCATCAAATCAACTTGCACATTGGTGGTCCCGGCCTGAATTGAACAGGCGCACACGGAGCTTCAATCCGCTGCTCTACCGACTGAGCTACAGAACCATATTTACCTTGCCTTTTTATGCCACTACTATGATTCTCGCAGGGGGTACCTCCCCGCTACATAGGACAAGGAATAGTAGACATAATTTTGAAGCGAGTGGGGTTCGAACCCTGCATCTCTGGTGAATCGTAGCCACCAGCACTTTTCCCTTTTTAAGCTATCGCTCCATATAAACGGCAGGTATTGTTACGCCCCTGCCAAGGCGTTCACCATTTATCAGCCATGTGGTAAACGACGGGACTTACGTAATTGATCCACAAACACAAACTCATGGATTTTAATATTCTTTGACCTGTATTCGTTATACGTTAATCTTTAGCTAGAAGTTTAAGCTTTGAACTTTCAACCTTTAACCTTTAATCGTAAACTTTAACCTTTCCGGATGAATTTGATCAGCTCGTATCTTCCCTTGGGTTGATTCCGCTTACTGATCGATTTTGTTCTCTGATGCAGGATTCGAACCTACAATTACAGATTTTCTGTCTGTCGCTTTAACCATTTAGCAAATCAGAAAATCAAGTATTATTTATAATCTAATATAAACTTGTTCTTCATCATGAAGGCTTATAAGGCCACTTTTATATAGGTGTTAGCTTTTTATATTTTGATTTCGCTTAAGCAAGTCCCTATAAACAAAAGCGAACAATTACGGTTTGTCGTTTTCGATAAACAATGACTATGTAGACACCTTGCGGTGTTACAACTTAGTATTCAATCGTGATCTCAGTCACAGCATTAGAAGCAGACAGTGCCGCATCGACTTCGGCCTTGAACTTATCGATCTTATCAGCCAGTTCGCTCTTTACCTTCTTAACATCGATACCATCAACCAGGGCCATAGTCTCGCGATCCATGTAATCCTGGCGGATTTCCTTCAGAGTCTCAGCATCCATGTTGTTCTTATCTGAAGCGGAATTCGTAGCGCTCACAAAAGCGTCAGCACGATCACTCAGACGAGCATTTGCATTTTCAATTACGGCAGTGGCATTAGAGTACTGGCGATCGATTACATTAAGCAGTGCACTCTGGAAATCAATGCCATGCTGATTCATCCAAATTGCCATTGCAACGGTAAAATTGACCCCGGCCACAGTAACATAAGTCTTTGCGTTGGATTCGGAAATCGCTCGCTTAAGTGCTGCCTGCTTTGAAATCAGTGCAGTGATCTTATCGAAAACGGACTGAGCATTTGTTTTAAACTCATCGATATCCACACCATCCAACTTCTTCATACTCTTTTTAGCTGGTGCACAAAACTTAGCTTCACGAAGAAGCTTGTTGATGCGATCTTCAATAACCTTCAACTCTGCCAGACCGCGATGAATTGTCATAGTTTCAGTAGTCATAATCTTACTCCTTTAAAATATGTAATCTTTAATGCGGCTACCGCCGTTCAATGGAGCTGATGGAGAATTTCGGAATCTCGACCCCGGCATTACAAGTACCGTGCTCTGCCTCTGAGCTACACCAGCTTATCAAGTGAGCATTTCTGCCCACGTATTTAAAATGGATTCAATCGGATCTCTCTTCGCAAATCCATCTAGTTTTGATTCAGCGATCGTTTGATTCAGATATTCATGATAGATGTTTCTGTACTGCCATACCCGACCATGAGTATCGTTTGTGTACTTACCACGTTTTATATACTTTCTATATGTACCTTCTCCCACCTGATATCGTAGGAGAGCTGCGGAGTCATTTCCTGTTGCATTCTTATGATAGGCAAGCAGGTGAACTCCACATCTAATTCCGACTCGATCATCCAACAGCTGATTCATTGATGTAATGCCGAGCGTCTTGTTCAAATATTTGAAATTAACCTCATTAACTTGCATCAGCCCATAATCGGTTGTTCCGTTTGAGTTCATATGAGTCAGTCCGCTTTTAAATCGGCTTTCATTATATATCACGCCAAGAGCCAAACTATAATCGACTCCATATTCATCGCAGACTTGTGAAGTGTATTCTTTTAAATCCGGCTTCCAACTGTCGTATATCCCAATTGGATCATCAGCTGCAGCCGAAATAGCTATACACGCAACCATAATCGTTGAGATACACGCCGCAATTATCCGCTTCATCTTATCACCTTCTTACTATATGTATATTTAAGTCATGTTTGTAAACCGAAAGATAAAGAGCCTTTCGGCTCAGTATCTTTTTAAATTTTTCGTGCTTTGGACGCCATCAAACAATACTCTCTATATACCGTTTGCGGAACTGTATAATTACCATACTTTCCATCTATTATGTTTTCTTTTACAAATTCTAATCCGTACTTTTTTTCGTCCACTCTCATCTCGTGGAACAGTTTTAATTTTGAAATTGTTGCGCCCTTTATAATAACATTTTTATACGGAGAATCTTCTGGAAGTTCTTTATTCGCTTTTCGTTCCACTTCCATAACCTTTTTTACAAACGAATATGGCACTTGCTGATCAGCTTCTTGTTCTTTTTTTCTTCCTCTTGAAGTATTTCTTAACAAGTATGGAGAATCAGCATAATACTCTATTCGATCATAATTTTTATTATTTCTTTCAAACGTTGTGCTATAACTATCAATGACTTTTGCACGATAAATAATATTAAATGCTGTTTCGTCATCAATATAAACGTTTTGCACTGTATGTCCAGCAGCATCTACTTCTGCCTTTAATATTTTCGTTACAGCTGTAGATTCAAACTGATAATAAAGCAGGATCATTAAAGCTGCCGGCATTGTATATTTTTCATGACCAAGCACAGTCGAAACATATTCTATAAAGGACTCCTTATCTTCAAAAATAAAGTCAGAGTCTAGAGAGTTTATTTCGTTTTCGCTTGCAACCTCCATCTGTTTAATCAACATCGAAGACCAGACGTCGGTTTTATTTGAACTTCTAGATACTGTGCCAGTCATATCATGACTATAATATTGTTCGGCGTTGATATAATCGTTTTGATAACACCATTTAAGATAGGCTCTTAAAATAGATGTCATTCTTACTCTTCTTTGATCCGCCAAATTGTTAAGCCACAAAACACAAAGATCATTCATCTCTGTTGAGCCGCTTTTAAATTCACAGAAATCTTTATTGTATTTTGTTTCAACAATCGCAACCTTATTCAACGCAGTTACTGCATCCCTTTGCCTATACCTAATGGTGTTTTCATTTCTTCCACCATTGATATAAAATTCCATGAAAGCAGCTTTGCGATCGTGGTTGTACATTGTACTATCCATCATATTCACTCCTTACATAGTGAAGGTGTTTTTATAATATTTTACACTATGTAAGGAGTTTTTTCAATAGACAATAATTTATGCAATTGTCAAAACAGGGCTATCTGTTGATTCTTTTCTCAGGAAAGGGCACTGAACTTTCATTGCTTCCACAACACGCTCCCAGTTTCCTTCCGTGAACTCGCCCACCGGTTCGCTAAGCTGGCAATTTCGTAGCGTGTCTCTTCCCTCAATGATTAGAGTGGAATCTTTGATTAACCCACTTACCTCGCCCGCCTTATACTCAACGTGAACTGGATTGTACTTGCCGATCCGCTTTGTGGTAAACGGAATAACTTCGCACTGTCCAGAAGTCTTATTGTAAGTATTGTTTGACACGACGAGATACGGATGGACGCCGACGTATTTATGAGTACTTAGTCGACTTTCATCGTCACTGGCGTATCCAAAACGGATTTCGCCGATCTTCGGGATGCTCTTTCCAGCCACGAACATATTTACGACCTCCTTGTCTATGGCTTGTTCTCTATGGTATCATTATATCACCTCAAACCTTACTTGTCAAGCGTTTTTATTTATTTTATTTTTAAGTTATGTTTGTAAAATGATTTTCATCAGGCCAGCCATCTTATCGGATTTTACAGCCACCTCATATCTAGCGCAATCTGTTTCAATATCACATTGAAATTCATTGCCGTAAAGTATCAACCCGCCTTCCTCGCAAAACATTGCTCCTTTCTGAGTGATCATGCAAGATATCTCATACCCATTTTTTCTTTTCATGATAGCAGCGCGTTTTGGATTTGCCCGAATAAACAATCCGCTGTTTCCATCCGAACCGCACCACACATACATTTTTTCAAAAGACCGGATGTAGCTAAAAAACTCCTCCGCAGTAAAAGTTTTTATCATCATGACCTCCAAATACAACCGAAATTCACATTGAATTCTGCGGTATTACTATTTTCAGTTGTTATTCTACCATATTATGTCTTAATATTCAACCCCCTAATTTAAACTTCTTGGTTGTTATTTCAATATTGCAACTCGCAAACTCTTTCGCACTTCCATCGCTTCTTCGTATCGATCAATAGCTTCTTCAAGCGCCTCCTCCAATTCGCACAGAACATCTTCTTCCGCTTCCCATTTATCATGGGTATCGCCGTCAGAATCAGGTTCTTCGCGTAATTTGGCATGATTCGCTTCAACGGTTCTAAGTACAGCAGTTAATGCGTCATAAGCTTTCATATAATTATTCTCCTATTACCGCAGCTTTCTCATATAGGCTTGGGACGTTCTTTTCTGGCTCTCGTAGAAGGTAACACCGGTAACATCATCCACGACCAGATCATCATAAGGAATGCCCTTTTTGTTCAGATGATCAATGAACCAGCGCTTTTTCAGATAGCACCACGGGGTTCTGCTGAGGTCGCCGTAACTCGATGCAGGCCGCTCACATGCGTTGTAGGTTTTGCCGCAGATGCTCCACCATTCTTTACGCACTCGCTCCCGCATTTGCAGGACCTCAGAGGTGCCATGAAGGCCATGCTCCTCGCCATACTGATAATCTGCCTTCTTGATTTTTGCGTTCTGTCCCGCGCTGACTGCACCAGCCGCACCAAGACCGAACAACCCAAGGAAAAACGAAATAGCTCCACTCATGATAAGACTCCTTTATATTTTTTTATTCAAACAAATCATTACGGATACGCGGCATATAAGACCGTTTTTCAGACCGATCAAAAACTTTTTGCAGTTTTCCTGTGCCCCAATCTCCTCTGTCAAACTCCATAACACACTCGATAAGTACTTTTACATCTTTGCATTCTCGTCGTTTAAGCAACGCTTTTTGCAATTCTGTTTCAAGATAGCACTTTCTAACCGCATTCGCCTTTGCGAATTCAATGGCATGCTGAAGATCAATAATTTCGAGGCTTACATCATTTAGCTCTTTACAAGCATCAACATATAATGACTGAATCGATCCAAGAGTCTCGTCTACAATCAACAGTGCCTGCTTCAGATTATGTAATGTCTCCCCTTCTTTGATGGGAACGCCGGCATCATACTGCTCCTGTTCAGCTCTTCCAACCTCGGCCATCACGGTCGATTCTATACGTCCAAGAATCTCTGAGACACTTTTTACTTTGAATCCTTTGTCCTGTAATGCCTTTGGTAGACATGTGATTGTCGCTTGTGCTTTTTCAGCCGGAAACAGAAATGCGTCTCCAAGGCTATCCGTTGCGACCAATAAGTTCTCGCTGTTTCTTTTAATGTAGCACGCACCGTTTGTAATAACACAGTTCATGCGCATCCTCCTACCTTATTATAATAGGGGTCTGCAGATTAATGCTCCCGCAGTACTACAGACTGCCCCTTTTTCAACACCCAACAGTTCTTGCCGGCATATGCGCAATCTTCACAATGACCGCCACATTCGTTTGCGTCTGCCGGTGCATCGCAAACTCCATTTTTGAACGATACATAAGCAACTGGTAAATTATAGGTGTTATCCATATTATAACCCGGCCATTCTGAAAATAAAATATGTAAATTTTTGGGAATTTTCTTTTTCGCTGCCAAATACTGGTTAACGATTTTATACTGTTTTGTGAACGCCAGGAAGTGAGTATGCGGCAACTTACGAGCGACGCGGCACATCATCGCAAGATAATCCTGACTGATAATGTCTCCACTGACATGCCACCTAAAATAAAAAGACCCGTAAGCTGCAGCAATTGCTTGCTGTTCGAAGCTGTCAGGGTCTGTCAACCAAAGATTCAGGTTGTTTTCATATGCGTTTTGTACCGTTCGTCGCCAATCGAAATGACTAACATAGCACGTCTTCGCACAAGGCACGTCAGGCGCACAAGTAACCACTCGTGGCATAGAGATGGATTTAACATTACCCATCTTGCTGTTTGCGTTCGACACTGACAGCTTCAACATATTCAATTTTTACACCCTCACTTTAAGAGGGCGCACTCCTTCCTTATAATTATATCATCCTAATAGTACAATAAATTACACTTTCAAAACCGGCTCATCAGGCATTAAGGGTTCAAATTTCGATTCCACGTCCAGATCATAATGATATGGGATGCCAAGACGATCTAATTCTTCCTTAAAAATTTCAGCCAATTCATCTGGCGAATAGTCTTCAATTTTCATTTTACACCACCTTTAGCGCCTGCTCATTGATAGTCACGGCTAACTCATTGACCTGTTTCATATCAACTCGGTCAGGCAGCTCTGTTTCTTTCTTGTCTGCCTGCAGTCTTGCCTCATAAATAGGAATCGTATGCTTGCGCAACTCTTCGTAGTCGTAGTCCCCGTTTCGAATCTGCATCAAAATATCGTGCTCAGCCCCACGATAAGTGTTGATCTCACCTTTTTCTAAGATGTCAAACAACATATGATATAAGCGAATCACATTCATTACGATCTTATTGAAACGTTTTTCTCCACATGGAATATACGGTTTAACATTTGGATTCACGCCAGATACTTCAACTTCATACAGGTACGCACGCCATTTAGCATCTGCTTCTTTAATTAACTTCCCTGCAAATCCACCAAATGAATAAATCACACGCTTTGATAGAAACAAATTCTTATTATCGAACAACAGCTTTGCGGTCGGGCTGTAAGTGATAACAAGCTCGTCTGGATTACCAAACTGTTCCAGCATGTTTGGATTCCCGCTACACAATAACTTCGCAGCCTTGTTGAAGCTAAATACCGTTGTATCCGTCATCGTATCTACACGATGTTCAAACTCACCCAACCCGAGTAGATCCTCTTTGGAGTTCAAAGCGACACCGCGAATATCAACATCTGATCCTGCTACATTCGTTCCATAAGCATGGCTGCCGCCAATGGTCAGAAACATCAAATGCTTGCCAAGGTGAGGATCAGTACGTAGAAAATCATAGGGTTCGCTATCAATGATACGTTGTAATTCTTCTCGTGTCATTTTACCACCTCTTTACGCTTTAGATTATTAACATCACAGCAATAAAACAAAATGCCCATATCGGAACAATTAACCATGCCCAATCAAGGCAAAAATCAATAAATTGAAATAACAAAATATAGTTCATCATAACCCTGTTTGCACCGTATCAAATTCGATCGTCTCTCCTGTTTCTTTATTGACACCATGCCCTACCACATGAACGATATAAGCTGGCCAGCGCTCTTTGTTTTCATCAATGGCGATACGAACAACACCTTTGAAATTTTTGATCCAAGTTGCACACCAAGGCTTTTCAAGATGATCATTGTATTTTGGATTAAACTTTAAGACGGAGACTAAATCAGCCACACATACCATACCGGCATCTGCGCAGAATCCGCCCAGTTTAACATTCGTTTCGGGCACGAATGTAGTACAACGCCAATCACCGTAGTAAGTATTGGACTCTATTCCAATAATGCCATGACTGCCGATATCGCAACATTCAAATTTTCTCCGCTCGTCATTTGACATATTATGAGACAGATAACATGGATCTGTAATGATAATATCCCCATCAAACTCCATAATACGATCTTCTGCTTCAAGATAACGATCTTTATATTCTAAGAATTCTTCATATTTTTCTGCCATATCTCGCAGTTTTTCAAATTCCTTCGAGATTTTCTTCAGCGCTTCATCGGAATCTGCGCCCTTTTCGATATCATGGTTAATATACCATTTCACAAAAAAGGAATCGCTATCCGTTTCTGTGACCAATCTATGTACATCGAAACTGTCTGGTTCCTCGTTAAGCTTTGCAAGCGCCTCAAACAGTTTTATTTCGACATCAGCAATACGACGATCAATGGCGCTCTTAGCCCATTCAGGAATTCGATTCCATTCATCTACCAATGCCTGTGGATAATCTTTAAACTGTTCATGATATTCTTTATTTTTCTGTTCCACCCATTCGTGTGTCATAATTCACCTCAAATAATCAACTCATAAATCTGACCAAAGTAGCGGCAGAACTGTAAACCATCCAACGTCTCAATTGCTGAATCGAGCGCAAAGAAATGCACTTCGGTCGGATCAAATAAAAGCTGCTTGATGTTTTTCACATCAATATCGTCATCTTCAAATCCAGCATCCAATCTATCTTGCTTAAATTCTTCATCAGATTCATATGTAAACATCACATCATTGTAGACTTTTTCCGTATCGAAATCGATGGTTAGATCACCTTGCGACCAGTGCTCTAATTCTTCTATACCGTCGTCCGTGATTGCAATCAAACCATAATTTCTGTTGATGTTATCTTTAAATGTTTCATTCGGGTATTTTTTCTTGAACGCTTCTCGGTCGCGAATATTCACTCCACCACCGCATTTCTCAAGCTGTCTTGTAATGCGAAGAATAAGTTCGTCCTTGCTAGTAGAATTAAACCAATCAACGTTATCGATGATGTCTTTTGCCTCCTGAAGGGCACTTGTGGTATATGCAGACCAATGATAATAGATCTTAGCGATATCTTCGTCAAAAGCATGAACTGTGATAACTAATCGCTGTCCCATTACTTTAATTCTCCTTTTTGATATAATCGTTTTTTATATTCTTCTGTACGCTGATGTGCCAATCTTTGAGATTCTGAGTCGAGAGCGTAAAACATCCAGTGGTCCTTTATGTATTGATCGTTTTTTGCTTTTGATTCTGGATTCACAATCAACGCGATTGTTTTATGACTCACATTGTATTCTCTAGCCAAACTTCTAAGCGAATATCCACCAGTTTGATATTTGCGCAGAATTTCAGTTTTCTTTTCGCTCGTAAGCTTTACTCGTCGATCTTGAATCTCTGAAAGCCGCACGTTTCTCCATTTATTTGGCATCAACAGCCTCTTTTGCCTTACAAAGCTGTCGCATCTTATCCCAGATGATAAAATCGAACTCATCGTTTTCTGGAATGTTGCAATCATAATCGTCTAAAAACTGCTCCGCAACATCTTCTGCGCAATCCAGAATTTCACTGTAAGTAACGCCATACTCTTCTTTGAACGCCTTTTCGTCGCAATCGCATGAATTGAACATGTCGTAAATGTGGCCCTTTGCGTCCTCAACTCGATATTTGAATTCCTGATATCGATATGCTGCCTCAATTTGATCTTCAGTCATTTCGTATGTAATATCTGCCGTCGTACTTTTTACCTTCATCAGTTAGCCTCCTCTATAATTTTGATTCGATAATCATTGTCTTTGATTTTGTCGCGGACAATCATTCCATCTTTATCGAAATCTATAATTGACAGTCCAGCAAGAGCTAGTCCAGACTGAATCACATCATATAAATCATTAATGTCATTCATCATTTTCTCCATCAACTTCGATCGACATCAATTCGTCTTCATAATCGTTCATTTCATTCTCGTTATACATGATTTTTGCGATTCTTTCCGCTTCTTCTTTTGAGTCTGCCTCAATGACAGTCTCATAGTATCTAATTGCAGAAGCATATACCGTATATTTCATACTACACCTTAAATTCCATGCTTTAAACAATAGTGTCCATAAGATAATCCTTCCGCGTCGGCCTTTCTTACAATATCCAGAAATGCTTCACGAGTTTTGTCTTTGGATTCTTTTTCTGCCCGCTTTTTCTGATTACAACGAGCAACCTTTTCTCTATTGACAATTCGTCGACACTCTTTGCAATATTTCATTCCACATTTGGGCCCATACCACGTAATTCCACATCTTTGACAGCTAAGTTCTCCATATGCAAGCATTTTTATACTCCTTCAATATGGCTTGCCATCATATCTGCCGTATGTGTCCATAACACATTTGGATATTTCGCAATAGCATTGCCATAATACTTCCACTCGTTTGTATCGGTTTCATAAGCTCCCATGTGCCATCGAATACAAGCAATCTCTTCTTTGGTCAGGGTAACACAACTCGCCAACATACAGATAGACTTTTCACCGTGATGACTATAAATCGAATCGTTCGCATAAACGTACTGGTATCCATTTTCTGTACCAATCAGCTTGTATTGATCCATCTTACAAACATCGTGTAGCAGGCCAACAATAAACGGAGACCCGGGATTATCCCACTTCAAACCAAGCTTCTCCGTTAACATCAAAAGATTTTTTGCAACCGCCAGACTGTGTTCAGCTAAGCCGCCGGGGTGGTTGCCGTGATATTTGGTAGAAGCCGGGGCGTCCCAGAATCCGTATGTATTGAGAAAATCTTTTACGATAATTGCTTTAGCTGGCATGAAATATTTATCAATCAGCTGATATGCTTCATTCTTGATGTTTTCCGCGTTCACCTTGCTTCACCTCATTCTTCAATAATGTTTCCATCTTCAAAACGAATAGCAGCGACATAGTTTTCCTGCCCCTGCTGAAAACCAACCGTTTGGATATTTTTAAATGTAGAATTGTATTCAGTGATTGAAATCAGGTCATTCCAATCAACTGTTTTTCCGTCTTTAGAGAAAAAGATGCCAAGACCCGGATAATCGTCCGTAGCTCCAGTTGGTAGACACACAAAATATCCGTCAGGAATTGCAATCTTGGGAGTCGTTTCATCAATTACAAACATAATCAAATTTCCTCAAAACAGTCACAGTCAGATACAATTTCGTTCGTAACGTCTTTCTCGTATCTTTCAGAATCTCCGCAACAGCAATAATAATGCTTTAGAAACGGATTTTTATCATCGACATCAATCTTGTCATTGGGAAGTGGAAAACTGTATTTATCTCCAAGATAACCACAATCCACACATTTCGTGACGGTATCTTTTTTAGTTCGGAGTTCACCAATAACTCTTTTGGCCCAGTATTCAAAACTCGCCACAACATCATCATCCATTTCGTACTGGTAATAGAAGTCGAGTTTGCCATAATTGTCGATGCGATACATTGCCATAACAGTTCCATATTCTGGATTGTGTCCGTCAATATATCCAATTCTGTTATATCCACAGTGGGATTCAGTTTGAATAAGAGTCCACATAATCAAATCTCCTTTACAATTTTATTCTGGTAGCGGTTATGTCTACCCTAGTACCGCCAATCACCTAGCATTCGGACATTAGCCGAAAATAATAATCTCTTCCATTGATTACACCTCAATGTCAATGTCAATATCAAAAGAAGAAGTTCCGTCTTCATTCTCCCGGTAGTTCATTTTAGCGAGAGAATCCATACACTCCTTTAACTTCTTTTGCGTGTTCTCTACATCCGGATGGCTTAGAAGATACCGGAGTCGTTTTGCTCCATCATCACTCAAAATAATATCTTCATTAACGTAATGCATTTTATTCCTCGTTTACAATTTCAATCTGACACATCTTCATAGCGGCCAGCGCATTCTTGTGAGACTCAGGAGTAACACCAGCACAACAGGCTGCATCGACAATGATGGGGACCTCATGGAGCACATTCTTCAGCATAATTGCATTGGAGATAACACAGATGTCCGTGCAAAGTCCGACCAGTGTGATTGAGTTAATTTTCACGTCAGAATACCAAAGAAGAGTCTCTCGTAAGTCCTGCATCATATAATAAGAGCCGAATGCTTCTTTATCGTAGATGGGATTGTCAGATTCCCACATCTCGTCAGTGATTGTCGCGTCAACCTCATCGATCAACTGCCACCCCCACGTCTCCTCTAAACAGTGCTTTACAGGGAGATGTTTACCTTCCTGAGTTTCGAGATAGTTTTCATGGTGAGTATCTCTGGTATACAGAACCTTACCATTCCAGCCTTTGATCTTCTCCACGACCTTTGGCACAATAGCTTGAGCTTCTGGAGTACCCAGCGAACCGGTGACAAAATCGTTCTGCATATCGACAACAATCAAAATATCAACTTTTTCCTTTTCCATTTAATTCACTCCATCCATAAAAAGTATAATTGTAATTCCAATCTGAAGAATGTGAAGAATCTGATCTGTAAATAAACTGATTGTTAGTTCGTTTGCTTTTTCATTGTCTATTTCAGCGTGAAACTCTGTATTTATAACAAGTAATCCAACCCACCAAATCAAACCATGATACAAACCTGACTCCATCCATATCCAAACAGAATATGCAAGCAGTGGGAGCATCGTAGTGAACGACCATTGAAAAGCATGTTCATATAGAGCAATCAACCAATCTTTTTTATATAAATCCTGTGGACAGTTTTCTTTCCACCATTTTTTCTGCTTGAATTGTGCCAGAATTCCTTGTGTATGATAATCATCATAAATATGAAGCCATATCATACTTAAAAACAGTACAATCCAAATCATTAGCCCCACCAATTAAACAAGGACGGGTCATACATCGGCATCGGCAAATCCTTAAACAAATTCGCCTCATGCATCCGATCGATCTTAGCTGCAGTTGCAGTATCACCGCCAAACTCGCCAGTGCGGATATATTTGTCAAGGAATTCATAAGTAAACCCGAAATTATCTTCGTCGGTTTTGCCAGTCAGTCCATCTGCCGGCGCTTTCTCGATAAACTTTTCAGGAAGACCCAACTCACGACCAACAGCTTTTACTTCAGTAACAGTCAGCTTACTGAGAGGACTGAACTGACCAAATCCATCCCCTCCAACAGTTTGCCACCCGACGAAATTTTCTGAAGCGTTACAAGTGTTGGCCACTCGCCCATTCATACTCTGAGACACCATGAACAAGGTCGCCATACGGATTCGCGCCGGCAGATTTACACGAGCCTGCTTTGAATCACACAGACCTGCAATTCGTCCCTTGGCCAGCAGCGTGTTCACAGTCTCGGCAATATTGATCTCAAACGACTTGATTCCAAGATGCTTAACCAGATCCCGCGCTACATCAATGTCGTCCTGCACCCCCTGCGGCATCAGAACGCCGATCACGCGACCATTACCCAGCGCTTCACAGCATAAAGCAGCCACGATACTCGAATCCTTACCACCAGAAATACCAACCACAGCATTGCAGTCAGGACCATTCTTGCGGAAATAATTCTGAATCCACGTAATGATTTCATCCTTTGTCTTTGCTGCATCAAATTCATATTTACGCATATTACTTCTCCTCCAGTTTCCATAGTTCTACGTCGACACCTTGAAATGTAGTATCGATAATTTTCTTAACCGTATCCCAATCAGCCCCACCACGACAGCAACCAATTTTATATGGCATTGCTACTTTGAAGCCCTTGCTTCTTGCTTTTGTTGCGACAGTAGCGAAAGCGTGTTGTAGTGCAGCAAGATCGGTGTATTGTTTTCCATCATATCCGTAATTGTCTTGTGCAAAACAATTAACGATACAACGATTATCAGACACTTTTACGAATTGAGCCGTACCCAAGAGAGTGTGGTTGTGGTTCGTAATTGCGTTATAGCATCTATCCAAATATGCGTAATACACTTCTGGATAACGCTCTCGAACTTCTTTGGCAACACCTGACCCCATAACGCTTCGACAATTCACCTGATGGCAAATAATATCTGCGTCAGAATCAAACACGTTGCCTTCTTTGATTACAACAGCCATCAGAACTTCCCTCCCCACAACCGGTCGCGAACTTCTTTCAAGCTGTACTCTTTGATCATGGCACCGTTACGGAATACAGGCTGCAACAGATTGCCGTCGGAATGAGCGGCGTGATCCATCAGGCCATCAGTACAAACCAGCTTTCCAGAATCATCCTTAGTGACATAACACATACCCTTCAGACTCTTCTTAAAGTGATCAGTGTCGGTCTTGGGGTCCTTGAAGATCTGAATCTCCTTGCCATTGACCACGCCATAAGTTGCCTTGACTGCCATACCAAAAGTATCACGGGTGAACGGCTTCAACTGACCATTCTGCTCGATACACTGCATGGAGAAGGAGCCAACGCCGAGACTGACATTGTTGCAGGCGAAACCATGTGCTTTGAGTTCGGCATAAATCTTTTCACAGCGCTGCACAGTGATAGAGTCGCCATACAGAGCCTTTACATGAGGGTCGAGCACCTTATAACCCTTGCTGTTGACCGTGCCACCGAAGATATCCCACAGATGATAGACCGTCTGCGTAACAATTTCGACCGGATCGCCAGAATCGCCACGAATCAGCAGCGTGCCATTGTGCGCCATAATTTCATCCTTGAGCTGCGGCAGGATATTATCGACCAGATTCCAATAGTCGTAGGAATCAGATACCATGCTGAAGCTCATATTGGGATACAACTCAGTCAGTGCCCGGCGGATGAAAGTGATCTCATCGCCATCGACTGCGAAGTTGGAACACATGACGCTATGCTCAGTACTAACAGCGCCAAACGCGACCGGCTCCTTAGTGCAATCACAGTGATACATCTCTTCCAGATACGGGATTGCAGGAACAGTGGCCGTATTCAAAAAGCTCAGACACCACCCAGCGCTGGATTTGACAGCAGACTGCATACACTCCTGACCACGGAAACTGAAATCGCCCAGAGCACGAGCATGAGGCACACCATCCTCGACGGTTTCATCGTAATACTTGTCCACGATATCACGATACAGAGTACCAACCGTCGCAGAAATCATCGGATGCCACAGCTCAGAACTCATAAAGGATTCGAGGAACTGCGGAACCCATGAGAAATCAGGATGCGTATTGCTCATCTCAAGGAACGGTACATGAATGGGGCAGCGAGTACCCTCGGGCAGTGCTTTGATCTCGACAGGAAGATAGCCCAGGTCATGCAGGGCAGCAATCTTATCGATATCATAAGCGTCCTTGCCAATGGTTGCGTCCAGGACACGCTGATAATTTGAGACAACCCACTCCTTTGGGAAATCAAAAAACCAACGTTTAAAATAATTCTGCAGATAATTCTTGCAGAACGCCTGAACACCAAACACAACGACTTCATCCACGCCATCCAGACGGCTCATGCGCGGAGTGAAATAACTAACAAGCTTAGTAGTGCCAGCCGGGAACTGCTTACTATGAGTCGTCTTGTAGAAATCGCACAGCAGCATAGGGTTAATATTGATCATTTTAAATTCTCTCCTTTACTTTACTGGATCGTCTGGCCTGAAAAATGCCGGACGTTTTACATTCGGATGGGCTTCATCAACATACACGTCATATAGCGCATTGAATTCAAATCCAAAATTGTCCTTAATAGGAGGTATTTTGATATACAAAGTCGCATAGTAGTCCGATGAATCAAAGAATCGGCTTCCTACTTCAACTTCCTTAAATGTCCGCATATCAGTCCTCCAGAAGTTTCTTTACCATCTCATGACAATCTCCAAGATACCTGTCTTAAATCTTTTCAAGTTCATCAGCCGTACATTCGATTTTAAAAGTGCGCTTATCCTTTGGTGAATGAATTTTAAAATCAATATGTGATCCATCATAATTCCCGGATAATTCTTTATGATAATTGCGCTCACCAACATCACAGAAAGCATCATAGATAGAATCCTTTACATACTTAACTGCATAGTCCTTTCCATGGACATTATCGATTAGGAAATCTAAGATTGAATAGAATTCATCTTTTACACATGCTTCAGTTTGATTTTCATTGATTTCACGATAAATATGCAGCGAATATGATTCTCGATAATGATCACACTTCATATCGATTGGGGCAAAATTCCAACCAAAATCTCCATCGGTATAAAACGAGATATCTAGTTCCCAAATATCCATATCAGTCCTCGTCCCAACGGGGTTCCAACACATGAATCTTTTCGTGATGACCAGTAAAAATACTGTTAGTCGTGAAAATCGTATGGATCAGCTCCGGGTCGTCAAACAAATGACCGCGTTCCTTATCCAGAATGCTGTTCTCGCAATGACTGACGTACATATCGATATCACCAGCACCTAGTTCCTTCAGCTTTTTGGCTGAGTAGTACATGGTACCACCGTAAGAACAAATATCGTCAATCATCAGAACCTTGCCGCCCTTGGGAGGATAACCGGTGACATCCAAGCCGAGAATCTTTCCGGTCTTCCAGTCACGCTTCTTGTCTCCGTGAATGATATAAGCCTTACAACCGACACGATCGAGTGCCCAGTGAACAGTTTCCTCATACCGTTTCATTGCGCCGGCATCTGGGAAATAGACCACATCAGGCTTACTTTTTTCGATTGCCTGACAAATCTCACGAATCGGAGTGTGTACTTCACAACGATCGATCAGAGCCGGAGCCACATCGCTGTGAGGATCAAATACAACAACGCGGTTAAATCCGCACCGATTGATCTCATCGGCAAACCACTTGAGAGTAAACACATCCTCATCGTGATAAGCGCGATCCATACGAGCGTTCGGAATATACGGCATAAACAGCTCGACTTCTGCCCCGTTATCCTTTGCGTCCTTTGCGATCATAATGACTGTGGGGAGCTCTGCCATGGATTCAAACGTCCAGACGATATTGATCGCATTGAGATAATTGATAGCTTTATCCTTCTTAATCAGCGGAGTGCCATCAGGGAAAGAACTGATTTCATAATAATTTGCTTTGACCATATTGAGCCTCCTTAGACCATGTAGTGAATGTCTCTTTCACGAGCACGAGAAATGATGACCTTTGCCACGCCATTATCCTTTTCAAAGGCTTCATAGCGATCTTTTTCATCCTCTACGTTCTTGGAATACGGATTGACCACATCAACCTTCTTGCCATCAATGAACTGCTCGCCGTTGGCGGGGTTATACTGGATATCCTCGGTGTTGATGTAGCAATCAGGCCAGAAGCCATCCTTCAGCTTGATCTCAAAATAGATACGCTGTGCACCATTGAACATATCAAAACGCTTGGTGCAGGATGTACGGTAACCATCCTTGAATAGAACAGTGATCTTGTAACTGGTCTCGTTCATATTGATGATATTCAGATCCTTGATGGCCTCTGCGAATGGAGTGCCCAGATTCAATTCAAAGGCAATAGACCGCAAGCAGTCGTAGTTCAGATCGATCTTGCCAGAAAAATCGACCACAGCTGGGATCTGATCGTAATACTTCTCTTCGAGCTTATCTTTGAGATAGGTTTCGACCTCGTCGGCGCCCGGGTAATCGAAGCGGAAGTGATAGTGGAAGCGACCGGGACGGTTGACCAGATAATCGTTCAGGCCATTGAGCTGGTTACAGGTGACAACGAAGAGCTTTTTGCCCGCGCTGGTGCCATCAAACAGACTCAGCATCGTATCCTGCGGATTTTCATTGTCCCGGGACTTGAAGGTCTTATCAAACTCGTCAAACAGGATCATAACTTCCTGATTGATGGATTCAATGAAATTGGCGATACCGCCGATATAGCGGTTAGCCAGAATGACAGGATAGCCCTGTTTGATGGCCTCGATTGCAATCATCTTAGCGGTCAGAGATTTACCGATGCCTTTATTGCCGCTGAGGATGACACCCAAGTTGCGGTTGAACGCTTTGAACGAATTCAGCACTTTAGCAACCTTGCCACTCTGGACACCATACACCTTTTCGTTGATGACCATATCAGGGCGGCGGGACAGATAGAAACCGGTCATCTCAGAACAGTGGATATCATAGGTACCCGCCGGGATCTTGTCATACGCCTTCATATCGTCGCCATACAGGAACAGATTGCTTGCGCTTTCAACAACTTTCATTTTTGATACTTCCCTTCTCAGTTCAGCTCTTCCAGCTTCTTCATCAGCTGCTCAACATCCATGTCTTCCAGCTCCTTGTCCTTCTTCTTTGCCACGATCTTCATAATCTTATCACGCTGCGCCTTCTTCTCGGCAGCATTCACACGTGCCTCGGACTCAGCCAGCTTAACAGATACGATATACTTCACCAGCTCGATCTTATTTGCCAGTTCGGTATCTTCGGCGCTCTTGACAGCCAGCAAAGAATCCTCGTCGGCAGTCTTCTTCTGGCGATTCAGAGTCTTAAAGATTGCATCCAGAGCCTCAACATTCAGGTCCCACAGATCCTCAACAGTCATGACACCCTTGTAGGTGAAGCGGTAGCGATTACGAGTTGCGATTTCGAACAGATTCTTTTCCATAATATTTCTCCTTTACAAATTACAGTAATGACCGACAAACAAAACATTTTGCCGTGCCAACAAACATATCATCAGTCCAATGTTTACGATAGTCGTCTTCTTCGATTCGGTAGTATTCTCCGACTTCAGAAATCGTCACAATTTTTCCAGCAAGTTCCATTCTTTCTTCTAATGACCACTTGACTGTTATAGTATATCCGGGATTGTTATTCCGATCTCGCATAAAATACTCTTTATATTGCACAAAATTATCGATTAAGCGCACTTTGTCCCCAACTTTGTAACGAGCCATTAAATCACCACTTTCAGAACTCGCTCAGTAGCTCCCTGCACCTTAACAATGAAGGAATCATGCTTCGTCTCAGAGAATCCAACGCCAGACAACTGGTCATCTACTGACTGGACTGCCATCTGAGAACCGAGAGCCTCAAATACTCGCTTATGCTGTAACAGTTCCGCCTTCAGAAATTCATTGTAGAAGCCATTGGGTTTTTCAGGGTTGACGCAATCCTTGAGCATAAAGAAGTAGTGGCGGTTGCCATTACCAGTCTGCTCATCCCAGTAGTTCGGAGAATACATTGCCACAGAAACAGGCACAAACTGATTGGAGTTCACACCCCAGATCTCGCGGGTACTGGTAGAACTGGGCAGCAGCTCCTTGATAGAGAACTTGCCATCCTTCAGCGTGACTTTTGCCACGGAGACATTCTGACCCTGATGCAGCGGCTTATCATAGTTAAACGAGTAGATGTTGCCATCGAATTCGATCTCAGCACGGAAACCAGTTTTACCTCCACGACTAGTAAAACAGTTCACATAGAAGCTGTACTCACCTTCCTTCATCCTTTCGATGTCAGGCCATGTAATATTCTCGACCGCAGCTTTACCATGATTAGGATGAATGATATCAACATCCAGGCGGCCATCAGTACGAGGGTGCCACTTGTTGCTGAAATAGATATGATTCTTATCGGGTTCAATGCAATGAGCATCCTCATCGTTTTCATCCCACTCGCCCGGCTTATCGTTCCACTGAATAGAAAAACGCAGCACACCATCGACCTTGCCGCCAGCAGCCTTAACATTTTCGCGAATATCGCTGTCTACCATATTGCCGGTATATGCCCAGCTGAAACCATTCGGCCACTTGAACATAGACGGCGCACTCTTATCCTGAGGCGCAATCAGAGACATCATATTCTTCGAGAACCGATTCTCCATGAACAGTTCCAGACCGGTCGCGGTCGGCAGCACATTTTTAATGAATTTATCAATGCTGATTTCCTCTGCGCGGCCGAACTTCTTGGGGTCAATCGCAACAGTCTTAGCCATTGCTTCAAACGGATTCATAGCGCCAAGCACACGAGGAGCAGCATCACGGTTGCAGAACAAGATATTATTGGCGGTGATATCGTCCAGAGTAGCAAACCGACGGCCCAGACTGCTCATATAACCCAGCTCGGTGACAGTCTTCTGTGCATCTTCCAGCATCTTCTTGGTGAAAATCGCCTTTGGACGCTTATAGTTTGCAGGAGCAACTACCTTCTCAAAGGCAGTAACGGCAGAATCCACATCCATACCTTCGCTCAAATTGATAAGAAGGGTGCCGATAGCGGTGTTACGAATGCGAAGCTGCGCTGCCGTAGCATATGTAGGAGCAAGCCATACAAAGGCAACCTTTTCATTAACAGACAGTTTGTCATAATCAATCTTATCGTGCTTAAACTCCTTTACAGACCGCTCAAACTCCTTGCCGCGATACAGGCTATTCTGCGCAATCAGCTCCAGCACAGTATCAACAGCCTCCATGGTTAGCTCTTCCAGAGAACGCTTGAACACGTTTGCGGAGTCACGCCACTGTGCCATCTTGGTAGCCACGTCATCTCCACTGGTAATAAAACGCTGCGGAATCTTGACTGCGAAATGATCCCAAGTATGCACATCCTTGTGGTTTTCATCGTACTCGTAGTTCATCTCGGTGCCGAACATGTCCCCAGAACCGATCATATTGCGACTGACAAAGTACGGATTCACAATGGCGCGGCTCTTTACATAGGCGGCCAGTGCATCAACAACAGGCTGATATTTGGCAGACTTTGCATCGAAATCCCAGATGGAAATCAAATTATAATTCTTGTCAAACGCCACCAGCTTGCCGATATTCTTTACAAAACGGCGGCAGCAGGAACAGTCATACTCACGACGCTTACGGAACAGCTCATTCGTGCCAGCCGGGAAGCTGTCAAGATACAGATTGTACAGTTCATCCTCATCAGCGTCAGTGACAAACAGTGGATTCTCACTCTTCACCATCTCATTGAAGTGGTCCTGCAGCAGCGCACGAAATTTCTTGAAATCAGACATTGTTATTATTCTCCTTTAATTTTTCAATTTTATTTGTAACTTCAAAACTATGCCAAACCCAACTGTATTTATCCGTCCATACCTCGCCAGTCGGTTCCCCGTCAACGATATCGGTCATTCTATCAGCCCCGGGTAAATCTGCCATATTGAAAAGACATTCTTTTGTCTCTTCCTCAATAAATGCAGCCGCTTCTTCCTTTGAAGTAAAAAAATCAGGCTGAAAGATTTCGCCATCTGAACTGCATTCAATCACGCACCAGATTTCATTCATACAATCACCTCACAACAATGATTTGCAACAAAGCGGTTTAGCCGGCTCAAGCATTTCATCACTCCACGACCAATTACCGAATCCTTCTAAAACATATGTAATGTAGCAATGTGAAACCGTTGCAATCTTACCAGCGTAACTACACATAGCACTATTAACTCCGGGGCTAAATCCTCGTCTTGTTCCACTTACCATTTTGTAACTTCCGGACTCATGAAGATCTGGGCGGACTCTAACTTTGTCGCCGGGTTTATACTTGTATTCCATTTCAAACCCTCACAACAAACTTTTGCAAATTAAGTTCTTTGGACGATCAAACATTTCATCTGTGTAATAATATGTTTTTCCGTCTTCAAGAATTTTGTATCGACCGTTTGCCTTGTGAGAAATATGTATAATTTGTCCACGATAACCTACTTGCCCACGTCCACTCCATGATGTCTCCACACCATTGGTATCCGGTTCTGGACCGGATCTCATGTAATAAACTGTTCCAGATTGAAGATCTTCCCTGACGCGAACTGCTTCTTCATTCTTATATTTGTACTTGCTTTTCGACACGTTCTCTTACCTCTTTTCATAATAAACTTTTACATGTAAACGGTTTTTTAGATTCTTCGAACATTTCATCTGTCCAATATCTGGAGCTTTCTTTTACCCTGTAACACATTACATTCCCACAACAATCATAACTCTCGATTGTTACTTGTTTCCCTCGAAGATTTTCCATAGAATGAATAGCAATAATGTCATCATATGGAGTTTCTCCTGACAACATCTTGTATATTTTACGATCTGATAAATCTTTTCTAACTGTTACTTTATCTCCGGGTTTAAACTTATAGTTCATAGTTCATTCTCCTTCAAACCAGTCAGAAACATTTTCAGAGACTTCATCAAGTTTTTCTTGATCCATTTTGATATATCTCATCGTAATACGCTGGTCGCTGTGATTAAATTTTGTTTGGAGAATATTCAAGATGTTCGCTCCATCAACTGTACCCTCAGCGCTTTGTAATGCTGCCATGGCATAAGTTTTACGCATACTATGAGTAGATAACTCAATATTTAAACCACACGCCTTACCAGCTTTCTTCAAAAGGTTGCTCACCGATCTAACGTTAAGCTGTCCACCTTTCTTGCTCTGAAAAAGAAGCGTGTCACGGTCAATTCGAAAACCAATTGCCTGATAATATTCTCTTAAAGCTTCTTTTGCCATATGAGAAATCTTACACACGTTTCGCTTGCCGGTCTTCTGCTCGATCAGTTCAACATGATCTTTTACATGAGCGTTCTCATAATAAACATCAGCCGTTTTAAGCTTCAACAAATCGCCGCATCGAACACCAATTGAACAACCGAGAATGAACATCGTTTTATTTCTAAGCGCGATTTCTTCAGGTCCGTTAGACCCAAGGTAATCAACAATCTTCTTGAAATCTTCCTTTGACTTGATGGGATCTGCCGGGGTTGGCTTTCTGCGCCCATCCTTGAGATAAAGACTATCCGTCCGACGAGGTTTCCGTGCTTTTTTCGTTGCAGTGGCACTTTTAACGGCCTGCTGAATAATTCGTTCAATATCGTCCTCTGTAACGACGAGTTTTGCAGGCCGATCTTCAACTGGGAAAAGAATGGTTTTTTGTGCCACTTTCTTTGCGGTTTCTGCCATTAAAATTCACTCCTTTACAAAAGACTTTTACATGTAAGCCGCTTTTGTGTTTCGAACATTGTGTCGCTCCACGACCACGATCTATTATCTTCGCAGAGGGTATAATAGCCTTTAATATAATCAATTGTCATAATCTGCCCTCGGTATTTTTCCATATCCTCAGCTACTCCCGGGTCCCAACCGCAACGACTTCCGCTTTGCATTGGATATTCTGCGCCGGCTGTCAAGTCTTTCCGAATTCGTACTTTTTGTCCAATTTTATATTTGTAATCCATAATCAATCTCTTTTCTAAATTGTGAGTAACAGTTTGGCTAGAAGAACATTTGCGAGATAATTTGGAGGGATCTTTGATCCCGGAAGCATTGTCGAGTAAATGTTCTGATGGCCAATGAGTCGCAGTGATTGCAGCCGCGATCTCCAGCTCTGCTGGGATTAGGCTGCAGAACGGAGACTCCGCCCTTGCGAACTAATTTGATCAATAGCTCAGGAGGGCGTGGCTGCCAACCCCAGGCAGCCCATGGAGCCCGTATGAGCGTGCTATGGTATTCTTCATAACTGTCGGTCATCCGGCAGCTCGCGACGTAAAACGCCCGATATTCAAAAGAGATTACAATATATAATTACTTGGATTCTTTGTCCTGTTTTCGCAGTTCATCAACAAGACATTCCAAACAGCTCTGTAGAGCGTCGTGTCCGGCCTCAAGCATTGCCTGATGAATATTCACTTCAAAATCGCACAAGAGATCTGCACATAAGCTCATATCCTCTGCATCGATTTCTTTGATGCCAAGCTCCTTGATTGCGCTTGCAACATCAGACGGCCCCCAATAGACCATTGCTCTGTGGTCGTCGATATCCAACAGGTCAACTGGACACCCGATGGATTCCTCTACGACACTTGCCGCTTGATCGAGCAATTCAACTGGAGTGCCGCCATCTCTACACATCATTTCAATCATTAGAAAACAACTCCTTCTTTTGGTTTTAAGTCAGCTTTGAGCATTGCCATCATATCAACACGATACTTTTCGTTGTACCGAGAAATCACCGTGTCAACCGATTCTTTTTCTACCATACAGTAGTAATTCAGCCTGCCATTAAACTGCTGCAAGTCTTCAAGGTCCCACGTTTTCCCTTCTTTCTTGCAGATGATGTAATTAGATGCCATCTTCTTGAAGTCCTTAAAATTGCGCCATCCGACTGTGATATCGTTATTGGCGTTCCACATCAGACCGAGCATCCAGTTTTCGCTCGAATGCCGATTACCATAATGCGTTTTTTCTTCATTCAAAGTAAACGGAGCATTGATTGCGTCCAACGTCTCTTTGATAATATCCTGCATTTCCATCGGGTCAAAACTCAAATAGCAGCTGATGGTGATATCGTCTGCATATCTGGTGTATGTAAAAGTGCGAGAAATGCCGTCTTTCATGGTATATTTGTAAGAAAGCTTCTTGTTTAACATATAATCAAACGGGATCATCATAACGTTCGTGATCCACGGACTGATTGGCGTTCCCTGCGGAAGACCGCCGTTCAAGAAGCACAGGCGCATCGCTTTAGTCAGCTGATTGTATCCATTTCGATCCTTCATAATGAGAGAAAACGGATAAATCTTTCTGAACATACTGTAGATAAACTCAGGAGTGGAGCTCGGGAAGAATCCATGAAAGTCAAACTTGACAGCCCAGTTGTTTTCATAGGTGACGATCTTTTCTTTCCCAGTCTCACGATCTTTTACTGTATATCTGTGTCCCGCCTGATGCTTTTTAATTGCACTCAGAGTGCCGCGCCCATTGATATATGCGTGTGCTGCCGTGTGATAATCAGCAATCATGAAACTTTTTAACAGCGTCCGCAACTCAACCAACGCATCGCTCAGTTCATTGTTCGGTGCATCAATTGGACGAACGCCACCAGTCTTCTTGGGAATTTCAAAGTGATAGTAATACGTCGACAGGTCACGTACTGCTTCAAGACGAGCGTATTTCTGATTGAATTCCGCGAGCCGTGCAATCATATTGGTAACGTTTGTAATTGCTACGAGACGATCATTCAACCCATTACGCTGTACAGTTCGAGTAGAAGTTTCATCGCCAGCATATTTCAACTGGTTCACGTCAACGACTCCACTAAGGATTTCATCAAACGTAATCTGCCTTGTTCTCGGCGGATTCCAATAAGTAACGTACATATGTTTACCTCTTCTAAATCGTGATCTAAATGGTGGTTTGTATGCTCAGGGAGGTGCCTTCGACGGGACGTCTTCCTGCGGGTTTGCGTTTTGAGCTCATTGCCGGCACGTGTCTACGTTGATTATTTCGATCAGCGAATCAGCATACCTGCGGAGCCGACGTACATCGCATGCGATCACACGCCTCGGTTTCCCGGTGGGATGTATATGATCTTACCTTTACGAACCTGTCGGTCATCCGGCAGGACTGTATATTTCAACAGTAATTCATCACGATTTTTTTTATTTATTCTTTATGCAGCCGTAACGTTAAAAGTGTACGGATTTGCAACGATCATTTTCTTCAAAGGTGCGATATTAGTCGCGAAATTGATAAAGTTCGTAACCGCCAAACAACACACGAAACGAACAGTCGGGGCGAGACCTTGAACGATGCCACATGCAGAAACCGGAGTGCCAGCCTGTGCATCTTCATGAGAGAAATTCATAGAGTTCCATAAATTCTCTCGGTCTTTTTCCTTACTCCAATCTGCTGCCCAGCACTGTGCATCATGGAACCCGGTGCGGACATCAAACACACCCTTGATATTCGGATTGTACTTGTTCGCCTCCATGAATTGCTTGCGAATTTCGATATTGTCGACCGCGAGGAATACATAACCGCGAATCATCTCACCCTGCCAACCATTCGGCTTCAGAACAATTTCATCTTTGGCATCAGGATTGATGGCACAGATAATATCGCGAACCGCCTCGACCTTTGGAGCTTCAATATTGTTGGCGAAGAACATCTGGTTGACGATATTCTTGCTTTCAACCTCGTCCATATCCCACAGCGTGAAATTCTTCAGACCATACCGTGCAAGAAGTTCCGCCACAGTAGAGCCAACCGAACCACAACCAATAATGTGGATCTGGCCGCTGATATCATCGGGGTTGAATACCATTTCAAGCTTACTCAGATTCATTTTGTAGTCCTTTCTTTAATTGTCATACGGAAAACAGCTGGAATTCCAGCACGTATCAAGATCTTCTGGATTCTCCTTGTAATGATTGACCAATGGATATCGAGTCTCAGACACTTCCTTGACTTTCGGAGCCGCTGCGCCAGTTACCGTCTTGATTTGCGGCACTGGCGTTTGCGTGGTAACTGTTTGCGGGTACGTTTTTTGCGGCGTAACTGCTTTACCATAATAGGTGCCTGCTCCATAAGCTCCGTAATTTGCGACTGTGCTTGCGACATATACAGGGCGCTTTCGAACCGTTTTGTCTGCATCCTCGAGAAATCGAGTCGAGTCAAAATCTCCAACAGTAACCTTGACATCGGCTCCCTCATAGATGACATTGTCGGCCAGATCAATGACGCGAACGTTATACTGACGCTTCTTGTTCCAAATCATAAAAATCTGATAACTCGTCGGCTTGAGTCCGTCAATGAATCGCCACTGATCCTCCATATCGCGACTGCTCGGCGTTACACCGAAATCGACATGGCTGTGTCCCTGAAATCTCAGGTTGCGAATCGTTTCAACAGGCAGCGCCTGAAACCACTTTGAAAATTCTTCCTGATCGGTGTCCACTGTGGTACCAGTCACAGTCTGAGGATACAGCAGAATCTTGGTAATCTGAAAATGCGTCTTATCGATACGATTCACAATGCCGCGCCATGCAACCTCACAATCGAAGTGATCAATCAACGCAAACATCTGAGAATACGCTTCATAGGTGAAATTCACCTCGACAGCATCCTTTTTAACAGACGCAAAATTCTTCTTGTATGAGAAAGAATCCGTCTTAACCCTACCGGTCTTATACAGCTCCTGAACAAATTCACGTGCCATATCTGCTACAACCTGCTCCGTGATATTAATGGGCTTCATCTTTAGCGACCTCCTTCTTTACTGCTTCTGCTGTTGCTGCTGCGTCCTTTTCGTTCTTGAGAATATCAAATACTTCTGCCACCGTGTACAGATTACCCGCGTTATCCTCGATACACTTACGAGTTTTGATATAGGATTCGTCAAACAAATCGTACATGAGGTCGCTTACAACGGTGCCATCCTTCCAGTTGATAGATGCGCTTGAACCAATAATCGTAGTCAGGACGCCAATGTAATCGTGTTTTACACTAAGCGCATTGAGCATCTCTCGATAACCGCTATAGCACGCATACCGATCGATATGGGGCTGACGAATACGATCCTTCATCAAATCAGAGCGACCTTGCATATCAGAACCACGAATTGCTTCAACCTTGCAGCTGGAATACAGTCGCCATTCACAGTAGGTGCGAATAGCGAACCGATGGGTCTTCCAAATTGACACAAAGAAATCTTTCGTAAGTTCCGTGTCATACGGCGAACGCTGAAAAATGTAGCTTCGACTATTTGCCTTTTTCTCAACACAAGTGCGGAACTCGCCCTCATCACAATCGTTTAGCGTGCCAACATAACCAATAGAGATTCGATCACTATTGGAGTCAAGATAAACCAGCGTCTTGCAGCGCTTCAGGAAATTAACAATTGCAGCTTCGTCATCCTCAGTGCAGCAAGCACGGTCCATGATCATAGTGAGTTTAAATTGAGCTTCTTCAAGATTTTTATTTCTCTCACGGATATCGTTATATTTTCTTTCGATTTCATCTTGGATTTCACGAATATATCGCTCCTGCCGGGTAATTTCGTTTGCATAATCCTTCTTGCAAAATCCCTTCAGAGCGCCACGCAACTTCTTACCATAGAAATCGCCGGTCTCGTATGCCTTCTCCATGTATTTGCCGAAAGCTTCGTTGTCCTGATCATAAAGAGTACGCAGCATCGCCTTCTCATCATCAGTCAGCGGCTGATCAGCGAAAAACCACGGCATCAGGTTTGGCAAACAACTCGCCGCCATGTGCATGGCCTGAATCAGATTCTTCTTAGCACAAACAACGACAACACCCTGCTTCTTTTCATTCTGATATACATAGACGTTGCCATTCTTATCGATGTACTTAGCTGCGACATCCATGATCTTCCAACCGGCAGCTTCGTAATCCGCATTGTACTTCTTGAACTCAGAAATAATGGCGTCTGCTTTCTTATCGTCGATCGTCTGAAACATGATGCCAAATTTCATCTGATTGAAAGCGTTATCTTCATGAACGAACATGTCCTTAGTGAACTTTTCGTCGTCGCCCATATAGAACTGTTGGCAATCAATAATTGACTGAATGCGATGCCCTCCCGAAGTAGAATGCTTGATACGGTCATCATTGATCAGTACGCGCAGTACAGACAACATCACATTATCGTTGAGATTGCTATTGTCGCAATTCAGAATCAACGGATATGCTTCGTCGCAATCTCTCGAACCGATCTTGCTGGAATAAGCTGTGAAAGCCATATGTATTTCCTCCTGTTTAATTTAAAAGCCCAGATACTGGACACATATAAGGCAGACTTTAACCGGCCTGCCAGCGGCTGCAGTGTTTAGAATATCGTTGTAACCAATAACGAATTCAGTTGTTTATTTTCGGATCAGCGCGATCAGTTCATACCAGTCGCATTGTCGTGCTTGGAGATGGAGGCCAGATACACCTCATCGCCGACGCCCAGCTCAGACAGCGGAGTGTTCAGCTGTGCCACCGTCAGAATGCAGCCATCCAGAGTGCTCTGGCCATTGGCGTAGTTCACGCCATGCTTTGCGAACACGTCCTTCGGGGTCATGCTGGTAGCAACAACGTCCTCGATCTTGTCGTCATTAGTGGTAACCCAAATCTTAATCATAGTATGTACTCCTTTTTAATTTGAAAAATATCGTTTACTCGTTAAAATGCCGGACGTATTGCGCAGGAACATCCGGCGTGGAACCTCAGCAGCGCTCTTACTCGGCGTCTGCGTCCTCACCATCGATAGTGATTGCAGCATTCATGGCAGCCTCATCAGCATTGATGGACTCCATAGCGGCTGCGATCTGCTCCTCGATCTTGGTGCCGCGAACAATGGTCAGACCAATCATGTCGCGAACCCACTCCTTGATCTCTGCCTCAGACTTCATACCAGCAGGAACAGGACGGCTCAAAACGGCAACCTTATCGCCAGTGACTGCATCCTGAGCAAAAGCCACGCCGAACTTGCTAATATCATCCTTAGAAGCAACAGCAATGGCGCTCACAAGCTTCTTCTCCTTGCCCTCGCCCTCATACAGCTTCAAAGCCTCGGGACGGAACTTCTCGACCTTCTTCAGGGTAGCGACATCGTATGCGGAAGTGACGAACAGATTGTTGAACTTAACGATTGCTTTCATAATGTTTTCTCCTTTGTAATTAAAGATTGATATGTAAACGGGCAATCACCCGTTGTACCTTATGCGGTTTGTAGTAGCTCCTTCATATTATCCAGAGCTTCGTCCCATGTATCGGCCGACTGAATAAACTGACCACTATCCGCCGATACGATTTCATAGTGGCCGTCAACATACTTGATAACCATTTCTTCGCTCCTTTATATATTTAAGTTATGTTTGTGTGACCAAAAAATAAAATCACAGAAGTGATTTGCAAGTAAGTTTTGTTGGACACGGCTCCCAAAGTCTCTGCGGGCACCAAGTAATCGTTGTTTCTCCACTTGTAAATGGGTCTAACATCTCTACAACTGGGTAATCTTTATCAAATCTTACGATGCGCCCTCTTTTGTTGCGATTCACATCGTTTTCAGACACTTCATTGCCGATTCTAACTAATTGCCCAACATGTAAATCGTATTTCATACAACTGTCTCCTCTGTAATTGTCCATGTGTGACGATAACCAGCCGGAACGTCCGCGACACGCGCTCCCCAATCGTCAATATAGCTATCTCGCATACTTTCTGCATTATTTATGTCGTGTTCGTTCAAACACTCTAAGAACAAATCCTGCATCCGATCTACCGCGTCTGCATGATTCGCATAAATGTGTTCAACACCAGCAAACGCCCACTCGTCTGGATTTTCGACACAGTCATAAAGAACATAAACCTTCACGTCATCACCTCGCGATCAAAGCATTTCACAAAACTCGCCAAGCTTGATCCACAGCCAATATGTAGACTGATCCATCCGAACAACATCAGGGACACCGCGAATGAGCGCCCACTCATGCGCCATCTTAAACAAACTTGCACACGCTGCTTGTTCCTGTTTGGTAAACTGTTCGTTCCAGAGCCTACGGCGAGTACCACTGTTCCAACGAGCACCTTCCCGAGTTTCGCAAACAAACATAAACGGAATCGTCTCAAGAACTTCCTCATGTGACATGGTGATCATAATGTTTAGCTCCTTTCATTTTCAGTTGCAGGGTCAAGTTCTTTTACTTTGTCGACTGCATAGTCGATTACGTCAGTGACATATTCAGTTGCAGCAGTTACATTCTTTTCTGTAAACATATTGGCGGCGAGCATTTTATAACAGGTCTTGGAAGAAGGGGTAAAGACAAGAATCGCTAGGCTCACAATTGCCGCAATTGACACCTTTACAACAATCTTGCGCTCTCTTAAAACATCTTCATCCTTTTCTCCATAACGAGCGAAATCATTCATCCAATCAAACCACAAATAACCAGAGATGGCAACAAAACAAATAGAAGCGAAAAGCGCCAAAATCTGAATGGTGTCAGCCATGCCAATCAGATAAAACACCCACGGACTGATAATAGAATTCATACGACTGCGCTCTCCTCTTCAATTGCTTCCAAAAGCTTTTTCTTAATTTCATCGCATAGGTCAGACACAACATTCTTCTTGTTTTCCATCGTAAGGGTTTCGTCTTTAAGAATATAAAAACGAATAATAGCAAGAAGCCCGTTTACAGCACAATCAATGATCGTATCGTTTTCGGTATTCTCTCCCTCGTCAGCATAAACACCGGCTACATATTTGTCGTCCTTAGTTTCAATAACGATATTCATGTTGTTTTGCTCCTATTTTTTATGTGTTGATATTCGAACAATGGTGCTACCAGCGGGACTTGAACCCGCACGCTGTTTCCAGCAAGGGATTTTAAGTCCCTCATGCCTGCCAGTTACATCATGGTAGCATATAAAAGAAAATCAGAAACAGCCAACATTCGTTTTACGTTCCAGTTTACTGGCTACCTGAAGAGTATTCGTCCGACAGCTACTCGACTTGCACCTTATTCCCCTTCCTATTTGGCTCAGCATCATTTACCGGTGTGATGCCTGTCGTTTGCCAATGAACGGCCAATCCCCGATCTAGCTGGAACAACTGATTTTCTATTCCTCATTTAGTTAGAGACCTAATGAGTAAAGATGTCTACCTACACCGGTTGTGGACGGACTTACCCGGCTGGATTTGCATGTAGGAGTCTCAAACCGTCGCACACGATGGAGCAGCGAATGGGAGTCGAACCCACCTCCTCAGCTTGGAAGGCTGATATACTAGCCGATGTACGACCGCTGCATATAAACCCAGCTTACTACGCCTTATTGCCACAGCATTCGCCATGGAGCCGGGAATAACAAGGAAGAAAAGAGGTAAAGCCCGAATAGGAGGAATGAGACCCTATAAGCGGGCATCGGAGTGACTGGTTGGACTTGAACCAACGGCGCGCAGTTAGCTTGCTGCTCTACCATCTGAGCTACAGCCACATAAAATACTCGGCTTACAAAGGCACGCTGCACTCTTTCGAGCGAGCCGAGAATAACGTACATGGAAAAATTTAACATTCCCCACAGGGGGGTGGTATCTCGCACAGGCGCGGCCGGATCTGACCGCTAAAGATCCTACCCATGCGAGATTGGTGTCGGTAGTGAGATTTGAACTCACATGCACTTAAGCATCTGTCCCTAAAGCAGACGTGTCTCGCCTATTCCACCATACCGACTTATCAAAAACAGGATTGCGTACCTGCTACGACTTGTTCAGTCACGGTGATTCATGTCTGGAACTCATGAGCCACTAAGCATTTGTGAGGAAAAGGAGATTTTTGGGCGACGCAACTCACCCATGGTGTTTCGGATGGGACTTGAACCCACATGCTTTCGCAGAAGTTTTTGAGACTCCCCTGTCTGCCGATTCCAGCACCAAAACATACTTGCTCGTCTTTCCGAGCTGCCACACAGTTTTTAGATCTTGTGTTGATCTCAGGACACGGGTTTAATGTCTCCGTTCCTACGAGGTTACTTCATATCGTTCAGTACAGGAATGCTGGCATCGCCGCCGACATAAGTAGGAAGCTTACCATCCCACTTTTCATACATCTGCTGCTGAATCAGCCGGTCAGTCAGAGACTCAGAGATGATTTTATTCGCCTCGGCTTCTGCGTTCGCCTTGGAAATCTTAGTCTGATTCTCAATCTCCTGCGCCTCATCATTGCGCTCAGCCACAAAGGACTTGTTAATAGCAGCCTGAACAGACGCATCGTCGTACTCAATGCCATCCTTCATACCAAGGACAGTAATCGTGATACCGCGTTCTGCAAAATACTCAGTCACATCCTTGCGGACATACTCCATGATCTCGGCCTTCTTCTCAAGGATCTCATTCATGGTGTACTTGGCGCACATTTCAACAAAGTCAGCTTCAACACGAGCACGGATTTCAGTATCCATAATCTCGGAGAGCTGTTTGTTGTTGTAGGAATACAGGAACTTGACTGCATCGTTTTCAGTGTAGATCTGAGCAGAGCAGTTCATACCGACAGAGAAGCCAATAGACTCCTTGCTTTCGGCAGAGATGGACTGGTTGACAGTGCTGGTGCCACTGTCCTTGCCCTCGGACCATTCACGAGTAACAGGAGTTCTATTGACGACAACCAACATGTTATCCGGTACCCAAGTACCAATGATGTCAGTCGGCGACAGATGTCGCTTCGAGTAAGTAATGTACACCTGTTTGGCTGCCACCTTTGCTTCAGCGAGCATTGCCTCACTCTCAAAGGACGCCTGTTTCCCACCGCCCTCAGAGAGTGAAATCAGAAATGCAGTTTCATGAGGTTCGATTGTATACACCTCTTTCTTGGTACACCCCGTAAAGGTCAACGCCATCACGATTGCACACGAAACCACGAAAATCTTTTTGAACTTCTTCATTCGTTCCTCCTTTTAATTTTTGAATAAAATATATACCACAGCTCCAATCGCAAGCGACAGAGCCACAGATACCGAAAGAGCCAACTCGCTGACACGTCCGTAAAGAGAACTTATGTTTCCTGTTGCCATTTGAACAAGCGAGATGTGCCGTAGAAGTTTCTCAAAAACATCATCGAGACTCAAAAACGAAACAGCCGATGCGCAGGCTGCCAGCAATAAATCTTTATGTTTTTTCATAACTTACTACCTCAGAATCCGGTCTCAGCTTTTTGCCACAAATGGAATAAGACTGTCGTATCCAAACGCTTACAAGGTATCGCTTCATGAAATCACTCCTCCACCTTAAATACCATGTAGTACATGTGATTATCTTCACCATTATCAACCGCAGCTCCGATAGCATACTCGGGATACGGACACAAAGCACACCCACAGAAATCCGCATAAGAGTCAGTGTTAATTCGCGTTGCGTTTTCATACCGTGCAGCTTCATCGCTGGGCATATTGTCAAAGAAGCTCTGATAGCTACGGGCAGCAAAATCAATCGCATCGCTTCTCGCCTGAAATGCTTTATCGAAACTTACTGATTTGTAGATGTCAACTTTTTCGTTGGTATAATCGCTTACGACAATGTACATCTGAATTACTCCTTCTCAAAGATATCCGTGTACTTCGTGTACAGTTTACCGTTGTGGAAGTAAGTATTGTAATCGCACTGTGTCACATACCACCAAGCCTTTTTATGCCCCGCCAGCAGGAGACCGCGCAAATGATAGGTCGGCTTATAGTTTGCATCCACGCGTTGCCGGAATGTAAGCTCGTCGATATCGTCGCTTTCTTGAACAATAGCTGAAATCCTGCTAACTTCGTATTCGTCCATAGAATCGTCCACAACGAATACCACTCGAACGATTTCTTTACCCCGGCGACAAATCTTATAAAGCTCCTCTGCACAATGCAAATGATACACAACTCTATCAAACTGTTCGAATGGAAACATTAAAATTCCATCATCATGATCAAAATCATAATAGCTCGTATGCAACTCAATCTTGCGACCAAGTTCTTTACACACCGAAAAGAATCCTGTCCACCACGCCTGATGTTCCCACCAGTGATAAAGTGGATCACCGCCGCCAGACACAGATACCCAATTACAGTCATTACATTCGTTCTTCAGAACATGCTCTAACTGCATATAAGAAGAATACTCGTCTGTCGGTGTCATCTTGAGCTTGTTATTGCGGACAATACACTCAGGGCAGCTATAGTGGCAGCCGAAGTTTGTAATGATACTGAGATACTTGTCAGCCATTTTGATTTACCTCTCTACCTTCATTCTCCAGCCATTCATCAAAGCAAGCCCAACATTCTCCACCAAACCCAATATCCTTTTCCCATCGATCCAACAACGTCCAAATGCTTGGGCATGACTCTCCGTCTTCCAAGTATTCCTTTTGAATCATGTAGAGTTCTCTAAAAATTTCCTCTAATGTGTGTCCATGATCCAACATCCATTGAAGTTTATAGGATTGATATCTTTCGGTATTTTTAGCTGCATTCTCAGCCATTTTGATTTACCTCTTTTTGATTTGTTGATATTCGTACACGAAATGGTGCGGCGTGAGGGCTTTGAACCCACGACTACTCGGTTATGAGCCAAGTGTTCTGCCAACTGAACTAACGCCACAGAGAGGAGGATTTAACCATGTAACAGCATCGGCGATGTGCAATGCGACTTAACCGCGTCAGCAGATACAACTAGGTACATTTTGTCTTCCCCAGAGTCCATCCTCAAAGGCTGCCCTTTTAAATCCACTCTCCGCCAGTCCGGGCACCAAACTGACTAGACCACTTTCGCAGGTCATCCTATCGCCTACTCATGTTGTCACCAGACCCTCACTCCACGAGGAGCTACCCCGTCGCAGTCTGTTCGCACAATTTCGGTCAAAGCGTTATGAATGCATTGCATCCACGGTGGAATTGCGCCACCCCAGCGACCTCGCACTACACTACGCTGTCGCATCGAACCTAGCTTTGCGGCTTGCGCCACTGGTGGACCCGGTGGGATTCGAACCCACGTCCAGAACTATTACTCGTACACAATCTTCTTACGCAATAGTTAGCATTTAGAATTTTTGAAAGGAATTCATGCCGCCAACACAGCAAACCCAGGGACGTAACGGTTTGTTACATCACTCCACCACTCGGTTTTAGCGTCCGAGAACGCCGGTGTTTATTACCGTTTACATCGGGTTCCGGGATTTATTCTTTGAACCATCAAACATTTACCTGCCTATCAGGATGCTGTTTTGGGCACGGCATCAAGCCGCGCAGCGATAACTATTGTAGTTAGCGTTTATTGTTTTTTGCCTCGTAAGGTGATGGCCGACCTGCGAATTGTGAATTTTCATAGCCCTGTCGAAAACCTTTCGGGCCCATATAAGGCAGGATTATCGTACCTGCTCGGCATTTTCAGCCACGCGGTTTCGTCTAATGGAAACCGTTTTATACACACAATAGGCACAGGTAGAAAGGAAAGACCCTGCACCATGGTCCGAGTGACCCGACTTGAACGGGCGAAATCTCCAAATCCCAAATTTGGCGCGATACCAGCTTCGCTACACCCGGATATATGCCGGTCTTTCCCGGCTGTCAGTCCCAAGGACAATGGAGGAAAGTAGATAGCTTAGATAGCTGCCGCCACAATCTTTGCGGCTTCCTTAAACACTTTCATATTCTTATCAGAATGTTGGAAAATATCAGGAGTAGCCTTGGGCGGCTTATTATGAGAACGTACATACGCCTTGCGCATACGATCCATCTTGACAACGCCGATCGTGTCATAGATCTTTGCATAGGTAACCCAATACCCAATCGTCTTATCACCCAGCTTTTTTGCAATGGGTTCAACGATCGGAAGTGTAATGCTCGGCTTGTAGTAATATTTCTTTTTCGGTTCTTTGACCACCAGAGCTTCAGCCACCGGCGTTTCAACCGTTGGAGCTTCAACTTCAACTGCCTGAACCTCTGCTACAACCTTGATATCATTGCCGCCCGGATTTTCAGGAGACAACACACTCGGAAAATCTTCAAACTTATGCCGTGTAGGAATCATGCTGGCAGGGATCATCGGCGGATTTCGCTTGCTCACATGCGGCTGCCTCTTTGCTTCCTCGGGATCAAAAAGATCGTTCTCGTAGCGATCCTTGAGTCGGCAATAGAAACTTGACCGAATGTTGTCGTTGGCCATCTCCACAATATCAATGAGCGGGATCGAATAAACATCCGAAATATCCTTTTTCTTCGCGTAGAGCTTTCGTTCTTCGTATACCGACCATCCGAACTCTTTCTCGAAGGTTTTGTACATGCCGTTAAAGATGTCTTTTTGGGGCACACCCTCAATGTGGGAGATTTTTCTCACCATCTCCTTAACGTCATGTTTCCACGAAGTTTCTGCTGGCTGAATGTAAGTCTTACGCGGAGTATAAGAACCATTCTGATGAGCTGGTTGCTGAATAGTCATTGCCAGCTGCTTCTTAATCTGTTCAATTGTGGAGATAATGATGTCGCTCTTGCTCACAATGCGTTCTGCCTTCTCAAGGTCTGCTTTTGTGAAATGAATCAAATTCTCAAGAGCTTCCCTGTCCTGCCGGCGCTTTTCTTCCATCTCGGCCATCTGAGAACAAAGCTGGTTCTGAGACTGGCGAAGTTCCTCGATGCCTTGCGTCATGATTTCAAAGCGTGCCTGTCGCCGTGATTCCGCGTCACTTACCTGCCCTCTGTTCAGAGATACGGTTTCGCCCTGCATCAGAGCGACCATCACATCCCAGCAGAAATCAATGAAAGCGTTCGCTTTGGGCTGGGTACTGTAGCGGCAGATCTCCATGACACCACGCAGATTGTAACACACAACTTCACGCATCTGCGTATGATTCCCGACCTCGACTAACATTTTGTTAGCCGAGCTCAGTTGATCAAGACGAGCCTTGTTACGCTTGTGAATCATGGTAATTGAAACTACGGGGTCTTTATATTCCAGCGCCGTACCAATCTGCTCCCGAGTCATCCAGAAATCATCCTGCGCCCTGCTGTGACCGACCGCCGGATTCTCGTAGACCTGAATCTCAAGCTCGCCGAACTTCCTTGTGGTCGCCAGCTGCATCGCTACGTTTTCGTTCTCATTCACTTGTTTTTCCTCCCTTATGTATATTTAAGTCCTGTTTGTGAAATGATGATAACACATTTTCTCTGCGTCGTCAATTGTCATTATAAACAGAACTTAAATATATTTTTGTGCCATTTTTGTCGACTACCTTATTTATAATAAGCGTTAGGCAGCGCCTTAATTGGCTATGCATAAATCATTGTATATTATTCATCCTTTCTGCATATTTATGCATTATTATTCATCGAGATCTAAATGATGTTGTTGCTCTTTTAAGCCCTCAGGGTTGATCTTAAAAAGGCCCCGAAGTTGATCAGTACCCGTTCAACTCGCGTTGATTGAGTTCAATTGATGAGCTTCTGTCGAACTTTGATGAGCTACTTCGTTGAGTTTCGGGCGTTTTGCAACCAAATCGCCTTGCTCGGCGTTCAGTGGTTCTGGGTCTGACGTCCGTCGACTCGTTCGGAGGCCGAAGGCAGGCCCCTCCGCCCCGGGATACCTCATCCTACCTTTGCGTAACTGTCGGTCAACCGGCAGCCGTAACTGAAATACGTATTCATCTCGATGTTTTACGATAACTGTCTTGCCGTACTTATCACGAGTGTATTCGCCTAAGATGTGTTATCGAATGCCTTCACGATATCACCTCGTTTCATATTATGCCATTTCCCCTTATACAATAAGGGTTGTAGACACATATTTGGTGCTAGTATGGTAGTTTCATTACCGAACCACTATATGTCTGAAAACCCTTATCGTATAAGGACGTTTCAGGCTAAGAATTGATTCTGGAAGCTGTCAAAGCTCGGCCTTCGCTTCTCGATACTGTTTGAATCGTTCTGCGATCTGTGCCCGCTGCTCTTCCGTATAGACACGTGAGGATCTGAAGCCAAGCAGTTTGCGAGGCACCGTGTACCACTTGCACAGAATCAAACCGTCCTTGGTGCGATGAATCTTCGTCAGCTTATAGTCATCAGGAGACTTTTCGCACATGGCATCGAGCTTGCGCCAATAGATTGGATCGTTAGAACACACCTCGGCAATCTTGTCCAGCGCCCCGATTGTGATAATGGTTTCCTGCTCGGCTCGAGTCATCGACACTCCGCCGTGCTCAGGAATCGCCTTCATTACAATTTCTTCCACGTTATCAATCCTTCTTTCGTTATTATTTGTCTGTGTCGCCGCTATCTGTCCACATCGAAACGTAGAACACAGCTTCACCGAGATCCGACTTAAGATACCCCTCCAAGCCGCCAATGGCGCTTTTGATCTCGAAAATCACCTTGTCGCCGTTGATCTCGAACAGATGACCATCTCGCTTACGCTTGTTACGACAAGTGATAAAGTCCTCACCAGCCGCGCCCTGCTCAAGCTTGACCCACTTGGTCGGAACCCGAATCAGAACGAACGACGAATCATCACCGCTCCGAATCGAGAACTGATCGTACTGTTGGACAAGCCCGACGAACTTATCGAGGGTGAATTCATATCGGCCGGGCTCAAAATTGGTCATATCGGTCATAAAGGTTTTCTCCTCCCCTGCTTTCTTCTCCGCTGCTTCTTCGCTTTCGCTTCCTTCTCTCCGTTCTCCCTGATGGTTCTTTTTCCCTTAACAATCCTTTTAACTCCTATAATCCTCTTATTACACAACCATCACTATCACATCATCATCACTACATCAAACATCCTATTCTTTTTCTAAATTTTTTTCGCCGCCACTCGCTCATCGCTCGCCACGGCTTCAAATCAAAGGCGCTTCGCGATTGGACTTCGCCCAAACCCATTCGCTATTTCGTTTCTGATTTTTTTGAATTGTGAATTGAATGATTGAATAAATATACATTTCGTTGCATATTGACCAATTCGACCAAACTGATCAAAATATATAGCTCTTCAGCTTCTATTATACAACAGTATGATGTTACAGTCAAGTGAATCTGCGTAGCTTTTTGAAGACTTTACAACTGTATGGGGTGAATTAAGTAACACTTAAAGAAGTTTAACTAATGCGAATCAGCCCTGCTCCAACACCCATTTTCACGCCGATTGAGCCAAACTCGGAAAATTCTGGCGTATTGTAATTGACAGCATAGATACAAGGGCACATATTTTCAATGTCGCCCCAATCCCACGGCCATTCATCTTTCTCGTCGCTGACATAAAGCAGATTGTCAATGACGCCGAGCTCCTGATGGAATGACCGGATCACACTGTAAACAAGTCCGCCGTACTCTTCTTCAAATTCGTGGACGGCTGCTTTCTGTTGATCGTTCAGAGCGTAAAATGCACCCCAAGGCGGCTCACTGGACAGAGGTGTACCGTCTGCCTCGAACAGTTCAATTGCTTCATGAAAGAATCCAAACGCTTTCATTCGTTTGATGGCTTCGGCACGCTTCTCTTCGATTGATACTTTCATCAGTTGTCACCTCCCACAATAGAGAGTCGGCGCTCCCTCAGAAATCACTTCGATCGTTTTGATTGAGCCCGGCGAAAAACTCCGCCCACGAAGCTCTTCCAACTTTGACAGGAAATCGAGAAGCGTATGCCAGCTAGTTGGCTTGTACCTCTGTTTTGCTTTTGCACTCAGGGTTGCTTGAAGTTCACCAACGATATAGTCATCGAGGAAGTCCAGTCGAGCACCCGCCTCGCCGTCTTCCCAGCGACCTGTTTCGCTATTCCACTTAGCGACGTCATATGTAACTTCGATTGATTTCATTATACTTCACCCCTTTCAATCAACATTCTCGCCGCTTCTTTCAGGATGCAGACGCCCTGTGCACAACTCGCCACATCGATATCGTTTTGTTTATACAGCATCCAAATCCCGCCAAAGAAACATACCGGGTCGCCAGCAGTATAACCAGCTGCATTCTGCCACAAACCCAGACCAGTATTATTGAACAGCTTGTCCTTCTTGTAGGCTCGCCGCAGCTCTTTCAGTGAAATAGGAATGTACTGTTTGACCTTATCCAGACCACCCAGATAGTCGATATAACGAGCATAAATTTCACGATGATCGAATTCTCTGCCCGTTCGCTTATCAACAGTATTGCAAACGATGCCGCATGCCTGTTCGAGTGTCACAACTGCGTCCCTCCTTACTTGTTAGACTTGCATTGATATTTTCGCTCGATCATTTCGGCTTCCACCAAAGTCATGCCGTGCTTCCACCGAATGTCAACAACGGATTCAACCCAGTTCCCGGTCTTACGATTTTTTACGACACGAACTTCCTCAACATCTTTGTGAATCTGTGTGCCGGGTTTCGGGAGATAGGTCAAAACAGTTTCTTCAGAATGTTCCAAATCGTAAGAACCAACAAATGTACAATCACGTTTGATCAGATCAAAGATCTTTTTGCGGTTCTGTTTAGATAAGTTTCTCACGGCTGCGCCGCCTCCCCTGGCACTTTCATAATCGACCAGCTTTTGAATTCTTTTAACGTTTTGATTCTTGCAGAATATGTGTGACAAATAGACAGCGGCTTATCATTGAGATTAGATCCGCAATCCATCCAAAGATCATTTGCTTCTTTCAAATCGTGGTCAAAATCGGCATTCATAATTTTCTGAAGCTCTTCCACATTGTTTGATACATGGATATTACCAACGTATGCAGAAACATTATTGGCCACAATTTCAGTCAAGACAAACATATCTTACTCCTACTCTTCGAGTGTGATATCATCGTGACCAGCATCTTCAAGCGGTTCATCCGTTGCCAGCGCAATGATTTCGTCTATGTTATTTTCGATCAGATACTTGGCATCTTCCAGTCGCTGATCCAGAATTTCTTTCATCTGGGTTCTGACTGCTGTTTCGCCGATATATGCGTAGTTGCACTTCAAAGCCAGAATCAGGTCGTCAAACGTGACGGGATCGAGAATCGTATCGCTGGTGAGCATGTCTTTGCCGAGTTTCCAGTCAGACATCTTATGAGTCTCCTTTCTGCGCCAGTCCGCCGGGTTAAAATCTCCTGAACTGTACGAACTTGCCATCTTCATAGCAAGGCGAGAAACACTGAATTCTCGTACCGTATCGCTCAAGGAATGCGTTTACAAAAACAGGTTCGCCCTGAAGAATTACAGCCTCCGGTTTCATGGTCATAACTGCATCAGCCGTATCCCATGCAAGAACTCTGACTCGGACAGAGGAATCAGTCGGTACGATAGTAGGTAGTGCCAAATCATGAAGAACGCCATCCGTGCATAGCTTTCGTGCTGCATCGAGCTGAGCGTTGGACCATTGGGCGATAGAAAGTTCAGTCATATTGAGAACCATTGCTACGTTTGCCTCCTTATTCTTTTACTGATAGTTCTTTTGCCATAATTCTTTCGCGCATCTCGGCTCCAGTTGATGAAATGTAATCGCGAGTAAGAACCCATGTATCTTCTTCGCCGCAGATTTCAGCAGGCTCTTTGAACAAGCGAATGGATTCGTCTGGCTTTTTACCGCCAAAGATTTCCTTCTTAGCCGCATCTGTGATACAAGGATCATTGTAGAGGTTATGCCACCATTTTTCTTGTTCTTTAAGATACTCAAGTGCTCGTTCTTCAGTAGCAAAAAGATCGTAATGAAACTTGTCGTCGTGAATAGTTTCGTCACGGTCTTCATGGGACATAAAAATTCCCCAAACAAACATACTGCGCCGCCTCCTTTCATTCCATCTCGATTGTGACACTGTTATATTCAGGATTCCGATACATCACATCAGCTTCCCACATCTTGGCACAATCATAGCTGGCGAATGCACGGCGGACCACCTTGAGCGGGATTTTGCCATTGTTGTCGGCGTAGAATGTAATCTTGTAATGCTGGAGCCGATAGCCAGCGTCTGCATAATCACCCATGCTGCGGGCCCTCACTTCACTTCTCTTGATTCGATCTGAATATAGTGTTCGAACTCATCGCCGTCCAAATTCTTCCAACGATAATGAAGATTGCGGCCATCAGCATCAAATTCGACGTCATAGCACTCTGGGTCTGCACTCACCGATTTTGCCATTTCGGCCAACTTTTTCATAGCACGCTCACGACTGCCATAAACATCCCCATTGTAATGATTAAACATCACCCACGGCTGACCTTCGGCTCGCCTGGAATAAGAATTATCAAAAATATACACCATCATTGTTACAACTTCCTCCTTTTTACCCGCTGCGTTCTTTGCGGATTATACATAGCAGCGCTCATACCATGTAGAAGTAAGAATGCTTGATTTCAGGGGCGTACTGAGCAACACATTCCAATCCCATGATATGCCTGTTGCCTTGTAGGAGCGCTTTCTGACCCGGCGACAAGATACAGTCAAGCATCACGCACATTCCATGCTGCTCACCCATCTGGATATCCTGCCAGTCGATGACGTGGTCTTTGATTTCTAACGGAAGAGATTCAATCAGTTTTGTGATGTCCATAATTGTGTATCCTTTCATTTTTTGTGTGTTTGCTACGCAAGTAGTGGATGTGGTTACGTCTGCCCCGGTACCACCAGTCGCCCGGTTTCTTATCCTTAACATACGTTTAACTTGTCCGTTCGGGAATCACCCAGCCCCGCATTATAGCGAACCTTATAGGTCGATTACGCCTATTTGCGACTACCGCTAAACTCGTATGTATGATGCGAACTTATGCTCGGATGCAACGAGCACTTGCAACGTCAATTCTATTTAATTTGGAAATTTCAGTTAAACGTCAAAACAGTTTGTATCGCCATCCCATGAAAATTTTCTCATTGGAGTAAGACGCGACCCTTGCACCAAAGACCACTCCTAGCGAGCGGTAACTGATTTTACAATTCAAGCTATAAACCCTCCTTTCGTTTAGTTTCGCTCACTTAATGTGGAACTGCCTAATCTACTTTAGTCTTCTGATTATATTTGTGTGGCCATCACATCAAATCAGTGTCAATTTCATTAGGATCAGTGGAGCGCCCTTCTGTTTGTGCTACCGCTTCGATCGTGACGCTATGTGCCCCACTTGCGATTGCATTTCTGGGCTTGGGACCAGTACCAGTTCTGCAGAACCAGTAGCCGCATTAAACCCCGGCGGTGCGTTTTCACACTACCGGAGTTCCCTCTGCGAAAACTTCGTTTATAATATCATCTGGACTCGCATTATGTATGTAGGAAATTGCTGGAAATTCTTACTTGTTTGCCACCGCCGCATCATTTGCAACACGGTATCGAACGAATTTGGTCGTCGGCCGATTGTCGGGGCAAAGGCACTTATGCTTCTTATATACGCGCCGGTCATTCAGACGCTTGACAACTTCAATCTCGGCCTGCTTAGGAAGAATCTTGACCGGAGCCTGCTTTACCGGTTTCACAGCCGTAATGTTGGCGTCAAAATTCGCCACACGATAACAGCCCTGATGGTGTGTCTGCCGCCGGGAGATTTCAACCTGTTCGAGGTAAGCCAGATTCAGATTCAACCGCTTGACTTCGGCCTCGGTGAACAGTTCGTCTGCGATGTAGATACTCCAAATTTCCTCATCCTTGCGCTTGCCCTTGCCGCGATACATGGGTTTGTTGTTGGCCTCACGCTTAGTACGATAAAACAACATTTTTCTTACCTCTCTCTTTTGATGTGTGTAGTAGTGGCGTACTCTTAAATGAGTGCCGCCGCTTTATTTATCGCAACAGCAATGATTACAATCGCCGCTGTGGTATACAGAACGAATTCACACGGACAATCCTGATAGACGGCTACGATGCCATCCACTAGATTTTTCACTGCACGATACAACCCCCCGACAGACTCGATTGAATCGCGGGAACTCATCTAGGTAATAAAACCCCCGACAAATCTGAAGCCCAGCATATGGAACAACAAAGATTCCAACTGTGACCCAGATGGCGTGGCTACAAAGCTCTTGCCATTCAAGCATTTTCTATTCTCCTTAAACTCTGATGAAATCATCAAGATAGTGACGCTGCCCGCCCAGATTGAAGTACGTACGCCCGCTTGACGTATATTTGACTTGGCGTGTCCCATAGTCCTCGATTGTATCGCCGTTGTTGATACCTACATGAACGCGCTCATCGTCACATTCATAGATTTCATAACCGCCGAAATTCGAGATAGGACACACTGCGATTGCTTTAGGCGAACTGGTTTGCTTTGCGGCAGTAGTTGGCTTGACTGTGAATTGTTCCACCATAATCGCCTCCGTTGTATCTGCGATCGTAATTCATTCGAGCTCTCTTACCGAACATCTTACGGCTGCTGCGGGTCATATCGTGGTCTGCATGAACGATAAATCCGTGGCAGTTTGTAATGGTTGCTACCAGACGGCAGTTTGATTCAATACACCGCCACATCTTTTCCTTGGGCAACCGATCATACGAATGCTCAGTAAGGAATCCCATTCTTGCTCGCCGGAAAAAGTCAGGGGTAAGTTCGCGGTCATTGATTTTGACAACCCGAATGATTTTGATATCCTCATTCAGAACCACGCCATAAAGGTCGCCCGCCATGGTTTCGTAGATTTCACTGACGATCATACGGTTGTGCTCCTTTCCATCATGTCAATCTCTTTCGTATGCTTTCACGACGCTGTTCTTGTGGGTCAAGGTCATACGGGAAAGATTCGATTTGGCAATCCCCCTATCCAACATCCGGATTGTTTCGTATGCCTTGCGGGCGATGTCCTCATGAGAGAATCGGGAAACGGTTTCGCTCCCATCCTTATATCGGATAGCAACAGTCCATTTCGTGCCATCATCCACGATACGTCCGGCAGTGGGACGCTCCTGCTGCTGCGGCGCTTTCTCCTGCTGTGCCTGCGGCGCTCTTGTGGCCTGCTCCTGCTTGCGCTGTTTTTCAGCCTCGGCACGGAGACGCTTTTCTTCTGCATCAATCATGACGCCGATTTCTTTGACGTCATTCATGACTTTGTTCGCCATTTCACGTGCCATCTCGCCAGCCTTTTCGCCAGTGAACTTGTCGGCAAGCCCATCATAAAGCCACCACTTGTCCATAGCGGCTGCCTGTGCATACTGAAGTACTTTCAATTGATTCATAATAGATTACCTCTCTTCTTTCTGGGACATGCGATAGTCTCTTACAAGTCGTTCGTAGTCATCAATAGTGGAACGCCAGCCGCCTTCATACAGAGCGGCCGCAATAGATAGCATATCAAATTTCATAGAATCCATTTCAGTCTACCTCGTCTTCGCTCCACAAGATGTCCTCGATAGAATCATCTGAGAATTGATCGGGTGTGCCATTGCTGTTCATAATGAGAACAACGTGCTCGCCCTTCTGCTTGGGGCAATAGGCATTCCAGAACCATAAAGATCCGTAAGAATCCCTCACCCAGCAGCTGAGGCAGCTTGTGTTATCGGTTGCAATCCATCCATCAACGACGTAGTAGCCAAAGGGGCCAACGATGTCGCTTTCATAGTCGCGCCATACAGGAGACACGGCAATGAGAGTGTCGTCGTAGATGTTATCTGGGGTCCCCGCGTCTGACATAGTCATCTCGACGTATTGTCCAACGACATAGTCATAAACGCCAGCGGTAAAGCCCCACAACTCGCCAGCATCATCGAGTACTTGGTACTCGCCGGCGCTTTCACTCCAGATCGTGCCAGACTGGATGTAGGTTGAGGGTTCTGCTGCATTAACAGGGATTGCAAATACGGTAGCCGCTGCAAAAATACTTGCGATAACGACTGCTACGCCTTGGAGGGATTTCCGAATTGCTTTCATGATGATACGCTTCCTTTCTGTGTGCACTGGTGAGACGCTGTTAGTGGGGACGCCGCTGGTGGAACAGCTCTTTGATTGCGAGCTGAATCGATACGGCAAATCCAATACCAACAACGATACCACAAAAGAAAATGGTCTGACTGCTAAAGTAATCCATAATAATGCTCCTTTCAAATAAAAAAGAGCCTTGCAAGAATTAACTTACAAGACTCTTCTTGACGGAAACATTCCGTTATCGTTATGCGGCAATATGCACAGCCAAAATTGCATCCGACAACATTGCACGGGCATCAATCCCGTACACACCAGACACGGAATCCAGAGACTCTTCCGTCCATTCGTTATCCACCATAGCATCGTTCATGGTGCCATAACAGCCACCCCATCTGCGACTGTCTGAACTGTCGATAGTCCAACCGATTCTGCTGCCAAAATCGCCGCAAGACATATCATCCACGGTGACGATAAGATATTCACCGTTTTCGAGAGCAACAAGGATTCCACCGGACGGTTGAGAGTATCCCCCTCCGTTATTTGCCGTATCAGGGTTTGCGCATGGGTTAGTTTCGCAACCCCAAAAACTAATCATTCTTGCATCCATGATGTTTCTTCTCCTTTCTTTAAGGGTTTTCTTCCCTTATTATACCACAGCCCACACTACAATCATAGTTAAGGCTATAATAATATTTTC